AGAATCCTATCCCTCACAAGTATGCAGTCTCAAGAATCGGTGGACGTAAATATACACAAATAATTCAACCGTATCAATTCGGTCATAAAGAAACGAAGGCTACTTGTCTTTGGTTGCAGGGCTTACCTATACTGTTGCCGACTACGGATTTGAAAGATGAAACTATGGCTCTACCTAAGAACGTCCGTCAAAGACTTCACTATTTACCCCCAAGCCCGGACAGATGGAAAATAAGAAGTACGACCTTTCAAGGAATTGCAGATGCAATGGCGGAACAGTGGGGATGAGAGGGGCATATAACATACATATTATATACTACAGCATTATCGGAGAAAACAGCATGACGTGGGAAGAATACTTCAAACGGAAGGCAGCATACAAAAGGAGACATAAAAAATGAGCAGAACAAGTGCAGAAGCAAGTGAGCGAGTAAAGAGACTAAAGCAAGGAAACGCAGTAATGGCTGAGAAGTGGAAAATGAAACCATCATCTTTGACAGGAATGTATCTTTGCAGTATTAGAGACGTTGACATGGACGGACATACACATATAGAGGGCAGTATGAACATCTGTTCCATCTGTTTATGTCTTGAGGACGAACCTTACAACTACGGTGAAGAAATTAAGGCAACAGCATACGACGGAGACTGCGACGAATGTCATGGCGAGTCTCTACCATATGCAATAATGGACAGTGAGTGAAATGAAGTTCAAGAAAATATTTGGAAAAGAGAAGGACGACAATATATTTGACGTGAATGTAAAAACTGGTACTGCTAGAATCTTGAAAACAGAAATAGCGGCAGTTGTGTATCATGAGAATGGTGCAGACATACACATGAAATCTGGTACTATCTTTCAAGTAATAAAATAGAAACCGGACCTTTTGGGTCATTACCCAATGACCTTAAACCACACTAAGAGGTGAGAAATACGATGAAGCGTTATGATAATGATTCTGATATTGATGCAGCAATTGAAAAGTCTGGAAACAATTATTGCGAGTGGTGTGAGTGTGATGTTAAAGTCAAAGAAGTAAAGACAAGACGATTCTTTGGCCGCACAATTTACAAGTGTATCGAGTGCCTCGCCATACTGAGATAGATGGTGGAACAGTATCAGACCCGTTGGGTAAGAGGCAAAGCAGATGGTGATGGCGTACGTGAGTGTGCCGATAGGTATGAGATAATTAAGTCGATAGCCAAACAATTCAATCGACCATTTACAGTTTTAGACATCGGTGCTAATCTTGGATATTTCTCTTTCAGATTGATGGAAGATTTTGAGAACTGCCACGCGGTGATGGTTGAAGGACATCCTACGTACGCCCGTCAATTAACAGAGTTGGCTGGTATCAACGGACAAGGAATCGTGTTGACAAAAAGTATGACGCAAGGAGACTTGGCACTTCTTGGTGATGTCGAACATTTTGATTTAGTATTGGCAATGTCGGTTGTTCATCATATCAATGGAGATGTGAATAGAACGTGTCAACTCATCGAGAACCTAGGAGATAACGTCATCTTTGAGATGCCTACTGAGTCCAATGCGTGTGGACAGAGGCTAGTACAGGCTTGGGAGATAGGAGAGGACTGGGAAAGGCTTGGAGAAGGTAAGTCGCACCTTGACGGCGGCGTACGACCTATCTTTTTGTCGCAGCAATCTCGGACTCGTCTCGGTCAAAGATATATTGGATGCCCTAAACATTTGAAGCCGCGTCTCAAGATTATCTCGGATTGGGATAGTAAAGAAGTGATGTTCATGGATAGTAAAGAGCCACGTCGTGATTGGCTGCCGGGTATTAATTTGCATACGTGGAAATACTTTCAAGGAACGAAACCTGTTCCATTTTTGATACTCGATGATGTTCGGAAGGAGATAGGCAGTCATGGTGATGTACGGCCTTGGAATGTTATCGTTTCTTCTAACGCTGCTACGTTAATTGACTACTCCGACCCTACGCATATTCCTACTGAAACCGATGATGTTTCCTTTGAAAAATTAGAGAAATGGTTCGCTGGCGAAGCCCCGCGCTGGGTAAATCTGTAACCGAAAACGTGAATTACCACAACGAAGTATATCTGATGTATATGAAAGACGACTTTGATGAAGTTGATGAGTGGGATGGCGAAACACTACCTGCTGATACAAGAGAGAACGAACATGACCCTCTAGTAAGGTGGACAGCACAATTACTGGTCCGAGGAATGAAGCCTAGCCAGATACGAAGAAAAGTGGCAGATGCAAGTTTAGAGAGGCGACTCGACCCCGATGAATGGAATCGCCTTATGTCCGATGCCGGAAAATTAGCGGAAAATATGCGAGAGATGGTAGTGATGAAGGCTGAACTCGACGATACGGACTGGCTTAGGTTGGATTCATATGCAAGAAGAAGGCGTTCTATGGAAAGAATGGAACGTCTAATCATCAAAGCAGAAGAACAAGCAGACACCGTGTCGAAGTTGGGTCAAGTGTCGTTCATGGTTGGTGGTCTAATCAAACAACAGGACGGACTGGACAAGATGTCTGGAGCGCAAGACGCAAAGCCACAGGTAATAGTAAACATTGGCTACGACCCGTTGGAACAGATGCGTGAGGTTCTACAGAAAGAGATTATTGACATCGAGAACAAAGCAGAGACGGATGACGATTTAGTCGATACTTCCGATTAAAACTGCTCATTTACTCGATACTTAGCCGATACTTCTCACATTTGATGCACGTTTACTCGATACTTAGTCGATACTTTCCACAATTTTTCCACATTTTCAAAAAAGCATACGCTACGCACCTCGGCCCATAATCCTCAGAGGAAGTCATACTATATGAATGTTTGCCTGTAGCATTCTCACTTTGTAGGGTCGCGATGTATAGACGGGGTTAGTGATATGGGTTAATTGCTTATAGTCTTTCGCCTATATAGGTCTCACATTTCCGCGCGATTTTTGAAGTCGGGGTTAGTGATATGGGTTAATTGTTTATAACCTTTCGGTTATATACATCTGAAGTATATGATAATCAAACTATAGAAAAGTTTAATACCTAAGCCTTACCTCATAGGGGGTGGGCGGGCGGCTTCAAGACCCGGCCACTGGCCCGGTTCCTCAGTCCTCGCATCCAACCCCGTTTACGAGATGAGATGCGGGTTTATAACCTTTCGGTTATATTAATTACTGATTATATACAGATTAACATATAGATATCTTTAATACCCGGTGGCCTCTCGGATAGTCTGAGGTAACATCAATGACACGAAATATTGACTACGGCAACCCAAGAATGCGAGCGAACGAAATCGACGAGGAATTATATGTTAATGCGCTAATGACGCAAGGACATGCAATTCTCGGCATATTATTTACAGAAGTATGGCACAAGTCTCGTACTAACTGGGAAGTAATAATCACAGTGAACCCGGACGAATATGACATCTCTGGCGACTACGGAACTACTCAAGACCCTGAATCTTCAAACCCTAACTTCTTCAGTAGAATGGACGACCTTCAAGGCGTTGTATTTGACTCACTGTTTAGCCGCTTCCGCGCTCAAAATCTCTACGGCGAACTAACCGTAATATTCAGAGGCTCTGAGAACTACAATTCAAGAGAACTAAGCAGAGACACATTCTAAAATTGAATAAGTGAAAATCGTAAACGGCCTCGCTCTATATGGGCGGGGTCGCTTTTTTTTCTTTACCCGGTGGTAAAAAATCGCCGTCCACCCCGTTTCTCTGACGGGATGGGGGTATATAATCTTTCGGTTATATCAATTACTGATTATATCCAGATATAAATATAGAAGTATTGATAAGGCGGAAGCCTCTCGGTAGGTCTGAGGTAACATAAATGACACGAAACAATAACACGAAATATGCAAGCGGCAGGTCTCGCGCCGGTAAGAATGGAAAACTTTTGACACACCCTTCATGTGGTGCGTCGTTCAAAGTGTATCACTTCGCTTGGTCGGCTTGCACTTGTCAAGGGTGCGGCGAAGTCGTCGAGCGTGAAGAGTTCACTCTGTAAAACCGTAAAGCGGCCTCGTCCCGGTTTGGGGCGGGGTCGCCCTTTTTTTATTTCCTCGATGCTTTAGCAGAGCCGTCCACCCCGTGTCTAAGACGAGATGGCGGTATATAATCTTTCAGTTATATGATTCTTAACTAATATCCTGATATAACTATAGTAGTATTCATATAGTGATACCCGCTCCGCTTACTTGGAGATGACGCAAATGAGCCGAACACGAAAGCCAAAAACGACGACACAAGAAAGAATGAATGAAATTGCTGACGAAGTAATTTCACAAATCAGCGAGGGTAATCTCCCTCAATGGTCTAAGCCTTGGAATGGCCTTTTCAGTCCAACAAACGGACACACAGGGAAAGGTTTCACAGGTCTTAATGTATGGGCATCAATTATGGCAATGAGCCGAAATAATTACTCAAGTCCTTTATTCGTTGCAGCAGGTCAAGCAAAGAAATTAATCGAAGAATACAACAAAGAAAACAATACGGAATTAGTCGCATTCGTAAAGGGTGGCAAAGCAGACACTTATCACTTTAGACCTATTCAATACAAAGTAAAATCGAAAGAAGGCGACGACGAAGAGACTTCTCGCTTCTTGACTGGCTTTACTGGCTATGCTGTTTGGAATATCGAAAATACAAATATTCCGAGCGAGTGGGCTTTCAAGAGGCTCAACGTAGAAATTAACGAGCCTGTAGAAGTTAGCGACCTATTAAGCACCGTAGAGTCAAACTTGAAGGGAGTTACTTTCGCAACTGGTGGCGCTGCTTACTACACACCAAGAACAGACGTAATCACTATGCCACCGTTGACCGCATGGGAATCAGAGAACGACTACGCCGCTGTATTACTTCACGAAGCAGCACACGCAACCGGCCACCCTCACAGACTAGCACGTCCACTTGAAGGCATGACCTCAAGAGGCACAGACTACGCAACAGAGGAACTAATCGCGGAACTGGCTTCAATCGCGGCGTGTGGCGCTCTAGGCTATGAAGCAGACCTAACCCGTTCAAGTGCATACCTTAGCGGTTGGGCTTCTCGTACACCACAAAAAGAAGCAAGAGCGGCAATTCTCAAAGCACTATCGAGAAGCATAGCGGCGGCGGAGTGGGTCATCACTGGCGCACCCGACCGCCACGAAGGCCCAGACTCTTCAAGCGAGTTGGCCGAGGGTGTACTTGACGGAATCACAACCGAATAAGTACAACCTTTGAAAATCGTAAACCGCTCAAGGGCTTCGGCTCTTGGGCGGCCATATCTAAACGTATCAATTGCGAGCGTTTAGAGGGGTCATATAGGCCACGTTTCATATAACTGGTACTCTGAGACCTCTGAGCCTGAAAGAAGCCGTTAAAATGGCTCTATCGGGCAATTATTGAAATCGTCTTTTTTTGTCGTAGCCGTACCCGGAAGGTCGATACGGGGTTAGTGATATGGGTTAAGGGTTTATAGTCTTTCTGTTTTAAGATTCTCTAGTTATAGTGAAATCGAACTATAGATACCCTTATTAGTAGGCAGCCTCTCGGCAGGTCTGAGGTAGTTCAAATGGAAACTGAAAACATCCGAAACGAAAGCACAAGAACGAACGAATTGGTCATAGACCGAGAGAGTGGCTCTGTAACCACATTAGGAGCATTTGCAGGTCTTGAAACTGTTATACGTGCTTCAAGGGCTGTTATAGGTGGCGACACCACAGTATCAGCACGTGAAACACTGGGTCAAGACTCTGTTACTGACGTTAGTTATACAATAACCGACAACAGAACCGGCGACACACGAACCATTGAAGGCGACTTAATTGTTGGCGCTGACTACATCCGAAGTCAAACAATGGCTTTCCCGACATCAGTGGCTATGTTACTCAGTGCATCCCTTCTAGGTATGTTCAGAGGCACAGTACGAACCGCGGTCTTAGAGGCTATTCAGAGCGGCGTTGAAGGTGCATCCACCGAAGAAGTAGGTAATGCAATAATGAACGCAATCAACCTTAGCCCCGAAGCACTGGCAAACGGGCAAGAGGTACTTGCAGACATGCGCCGTGTATCGGCTCGCACAGTCGCCGCGCCTGTTCGCTTCGACTCGAATTGAATTGAGTAGGCTTCGGCCTCTCTTTTCTTTTCTCGGACAACGTAAGGTCGCTGAGGGCTTCGGCTCTCAGTGGCCGCTTTTTTTACTCAGTACCGGGGCGCATGGGTGCATATGGGGTTAGTGATATGGGTTAGAGGTTTATAGTCTTTCGCTTTTATGCGATAGAGACTATATGAACCATACATTCTTAAGCAAAAAATGGTTCGATAAAACCCAGTCGCTCATATAATAAAGTGAGGTAAGGACTTGAAACGCTAAAGCGATAAACAAACAGGAGACAGAAAACATGAGTAAATATAAGCAGGGTCAAACATGGCCACAGGGAATAAAGAGAAGTGGGTTAGAAATGCTCTACACCGACGACGAATTGAGAAGAGGAATACCGAGAATAAGAAACGTCTTAGTCAAGAATAGAGACTGTATGGCGAAGTATGGTCAAGAAGTACGTTCAGACTTTCATTATGAATATGAAAAATACATTTTCTTTCCAGCGGGTAAGCCATGCGAAACAGACACGCAAATTAGAGCATATCGAAAGAAGTTGAATACCTTCCAAGGTAAGCGAATTAATGGTTGGACCGGCGTATGGGTAGTAGACAGTAGAAAACCGGACTTCTGGACACGTGAGAAGCAAGACGCATGGTGCGACCGTCAATTGGTTAAGGGCGGTAGTGGGTCAATTGACTCAACTGTATAATTTACGCATTATAGAGAGTTTAACCTATAGAACTATTGATATACTAATGCGCGCTCCGGTAGACTGGAGATAACCGAGATGAGCCTAATGAAATTAATAATCAGAAGCCGAGAGCATAACTGCTTTTGCTGTAATACCAAACATGAAACGAAGAAAGAATTAATTGAACACATTTGTAATTAAGGAAGTGAAAAAATGACATACATGGAAAATGAAGAAATAAATAAAAAATATAAAACCGCCAAAAATGAGACCGTCTTGAAAGGAGACCTTGAGTTTAATGTTAAAATCAAGTTAAACTTTCCAATCTATGAGAGGTTGAAATATAGCCGAGACCTTGAGGACTTAGCCGACCAGTTCAGTCAAGCAATAACAAACGCCATCAACAAAGAAGCATACAACTATCTTGACCGTTATACTGTAGACGAATATGTAAGTCTATCAGACTTCAACCTTGAAAAAACATTCACCGACGCATTAACTCAAGCATTGGTCTCAAATGGGGGTTCAGAAGAATGAAAGAGTTCACGTGTTGCATCTGTGAGCATTCATTCTATGCTTACCCAAATAACGCCGAACCTTTAGCCTCTGGCGAATGTTGCGACTCATGCAATATTCAAGTTATCATGGCACGTCTTAACGGTGGTGCGTAGAATGAAAGTTCAAGTTTTAATCATGTCCGAAGAGTTTGAAATGCTCAAAGAATGCGACTTAAATGAGGGCTTCCCGGTATGGTGGAAAGAGGGCCTTTGTTGAGGTTCATATAACCTACATGTTATATAGGGGCATCTTCTCCCGTAGACTGATGACAACCCAAGCACCGACACTAACCGGCACAAAACACGCACTAGATAGAGCCTCAATCAGATTGGTTGAAGGCGAGTTAAAACAGGCAATCACAGTTAGCCAACGCGAATGGGATAACGCATACAACGCCGGTCATAGAGCCGTGGCAGTTGTAGCACTAGACCTAAGCCAACGCCGAATGACCGACAACACTGGTTACGAATCCAACGGCGACATGGTAGTTCTAATCATAGTTCAAGGTCAAGTCAAGACCGCATACCTAAGAAGGTCAACTCAACCAATGGATAAAGCATGGGTTCAGAGAATCGGTGCATCTCATCAAGGCGGACTTTCAAAAGTAAAATGGGCGCGAGGAACTGAGGCAGCCAAAGCAAGAAATACAAGAGCATACAAAAAAGGCCGCCGCTGAAAAGCGGCTACCTTATTCTTGCATCAATAGAGCCAATCTAAGAGGCTCTTTTCTTTAGCCAGTGGTTCAGAGTCTAGTTATAGAGAAACGGCCTATATGAGCCTCTAAATATAGAAATATGAGAAACTGAGACCCCCAGTACCCCACCCCTATGATTGATGACAGCCATTTTCATCCTTCGATTCGACCGCATACTGGTTTCGCTCGCTATGAGTCAATTTTTCTTATGAGGCTATATACAAAGTCAACTATAGATACCTTTAAGTACCGATACCCTGTCCCATCAAACAGTCGAGTCGAACTCGGCGGCTAACACTCGGTAAAACGAGTGGGTTAGCGGGAAGAATGTGAAGAACCACGATGCCGGATGCGGGTCGTGCGTCTCAACAGGGATTTGACAGACAGGAATGGACAGCGGAACTCCTTACGGAAAGAAGTTGACCGGAACTGCGGGAAACAGTCATGTAAAGCCCGCCAATGTTGAGGGAGAGTTCTATGGTTGAGGGAGAAATCCCCCTACGACGCTCATCACATCTCTGAGGCCACAAATCGGATAAGAGAATGTGTTATGGGAGACTGGTCCAGAAGCGTGAGAGAATTAAGACATTAATTAGGCTCATGTCGCAACCCACATTCCACCCCTATACGTGGGGGGTGTTCACAAGAGGAATGGTAGTAGCCAACTCTGAGGCCGTAGCGATAGTTGCGTAAGGATTGGAGACGTAAGAACCGTCCCGCCCATCTAGTGAACGTGATGTAAGTTGACGTTTTGGCAGTGCGTCCACACCCCCCACCCCTACCCTCTTTCTTTATACTATTATTATACTATATACTTATTAATAAATTAAAAAATAAAATTAATTAAATTAATTTGGAAGGTTATGGGGGGACACACACACAAGGGGGGTAAGGTGTGTGTGTGTGCAAGGGGGTCTCTCACCAGTCGAATTAATTTATTTTTTATCTAAGTAGCCCCGTAGTACAACGGTTTTACCCCAATTTAATTCAAATTAATTCGAGGGGCTTTTTGCTCACATAGGTTGATTACACTATAGGTTTTAGAAAACTATATACGCCAACTATAGGCATCTATCGAAAAAACACCACCAAAATTACTAAATATACCATCATAATTAATTTGGCTTGTTATAGGCATCGAAACATATATATTCGATGTCTCACTCGGAGAGCCGCATGAACATATTTGTACTAGACAAAGACCACAAGAAGAACGCCAAATACCACGCCAATACACACGTAACGAAAATGACGTTGGAGACCGCCCAAATGCTATGCACCGCAGTGCGTATATGTATGGAAGAAAGTGGTTTTCATAATGACTTCATTGAAGAGACATTACCTAAAGCAAAGTCGGGCAAAGCATATCGTCGCTCACACCCGAATCATCCCTGTACTATATGGGCGAGAGAGAATCAAGCAAACTATCTCTGGCTATGCAGTCTTGGCTACGAGTTATCTAAAGAGTTCACACGCAGGTATGACAAAGTACATGCGTGTCATTCAGTAATAGAACAATGTGCCGCATTATCTCATTACATACCAGTAGACTTATACAACCCAAGAAAAATTACACCATTCGCTCAAGCAATGCCGGACGAGTACAAGGACAAGGACGCAGTGGTAGCGTATCGACGTTATTACAAATCAAAATACGACGGCGGAATGAAAATGGAATATCCAGAAGGTAAGACACCCTATTGGTTACATATAGACGAACCCAAATCTGAATACACTAGAGAAGAAAGGAATAGTGGCAAAGCAAAAGAAGCATGGTCGAGAGCAAGACAAATACAATTAGAATATTGGTTGGAATGGGCGTGGGACAATCTTCACCGTTTTCAAATCAAACATGACTACAATAACGGGCAAGTTCCGCTCTTTGACATAGGCATGGCTTTTTCAGAATGGAAAAGGGTTAGAGGTGAGCCGCCAACGAACGAAAAGTGGTCGCCAACAAGACAAGAAGCGAAGCACGAACTTAGAATCATGCTAGACCACATGAGACAAAATCATGGCTCTCACCCAAAGAACATCAAACGAAAACTGAAAAATGTCAAGACGAAACATATTACCGGCTATCGTTATCCAATTATTGAAAAATAATATCATTTACAGCACTCTAAATAGGTGCGGTCAAAAACCCTATCTTGTCTGACATACGACATGGACGGAGATAAGATATGGGAGATGGACGTAACGGGAAGCCCGAAGGAAATAGGGATGTTGATTCAAACTCTAACTATAATGAACCCGAATCTTGCGTTCAAGGTTTTCAGAAGGAAAGACAAAATATGTATCACGGCAGATTGAATAATGAAGATATGAACAGCGTTCATTCTCTCTTTTATCAGATAGTGAATGAACGGGACTGGCGAACGCCTGTCAATCCTATGGAGTTTGATTGGGTTTATCTCGACGCTGACAATCAAGTTATTCAAGCACGAATTGAAACTCCACCCTACGGCGGTCGGTCAACTATTCATTTACACCCACGTGCTTTCGACTGGGACAACCCTATTCTATTGAAGGGTCTCATTCACCACGAATTAGTTCACTGGGTAGTTGGACCACAACATGCACATGATGAAGTATTCGAGAAATGCGAGAAGGGATGGAAACATTATATTGAATACAAAGATGAAACGGTTTTGTTCTCATCATCTCTGAATGAATCCGATGGAGAATATATTTTGACATGTAAGAACTGTAATCGTACTGTAAGGCGTAAAAAACGGCCTTCTAGTATGTCTGCGTGTAGAAAATGCTGTATTGAGTTCAATAATGGTAACTGGTCGCAAGACTATACATTTCATATAGGTGGGGAAACACCGAGTTAACATGAGCGAAACAGACGCTTCCCTAAAACAGAAAACGCAACAGCAAATTGCCGAGGCTTTTACAGCCGCAGGTTGCTCCACACTTGAAAGAAGTGCGGGAGCAGTAAATTATGTTGCTATACGCATGAACGACGAAAGCCACCAAAACGTAGCAGCCATTTATGGCGGCCAAGGTACACCCGCGAGTATATGGGTGAAAGACGTGGTGTTCCAAGAAATAAAGGACATAATAAAAGACGCAGGTAACTACGTGGACGACGTGAAATACACGCATCGAGGTTTTGACTGGCGTGTCTTTATTGAAAGCCCTACTGACCCACTCATTGACGTTATTGTTGAAACCTCAGTTGACTGGGGAACAGAAGCGTGGGCGAAATATCTTGTAAGAAAAGAAGCAAAGGACTTGAGAGACTCACGCCGTGAAGAGAGAGAAGCACGTATGGCTGAAATCAAAAGAGACCCGTTCGCTTAGGGCGGTGTCGATACTATGACAAACGAAATAGAAAAAATTGACGCAGACGGTGTAACCTATTGGACTTCAAAGTCTATGGTTGAATGGTTAATGGCGAACACGAATGAAACAGACATAATTGTTTTCAGACCAACGCCAATAACAGGTGAGGAAGAAACAGACGTTGTTCTCGACTTCTCGGTAGGTGCTATCGAACAGGAAGAGTTTACACATGTTATCTCCCAACACATTGAAAGTCAACTAAGCCTCGCAGAAGAACAATGAGAGACCTCATCTGCCGCGACTGTAAAAAAGCAATAACAACATACAACACATCTTCGGTTAATGTAAAATCGGGGAGTATGGACGACCGTTGCGGCAAATGCTATCTCAAATGGAAAAGAGAAGAAAGAAAAAGAAAGGGACTACTATGATTGAAAGTGAAAGACCAAAGCCGAGAAATAGAAAACATCGTGCGAACATACAGAGAGTGTATGACTACTTGGAACAAAATGGACCAGCCACCTCAATGAAAATTACCGAAGGTGTCCGAACCAAAAACGGCAAAAGACCGAGGTTATTTCCAACAACAAATCAATTATCTAATCTACTACGTAGAGACGAACGGTTCATGGTTATGAATGAGAGTCAACAGACAATGAAAGGACATTCGACAATCACTTGGGGTTTAGTTGAGTTCCATCAAGACTTAGTTGACAAACTCGAATACAACACACATGGCGGCGGTAGAGACTGGAGATAATATTACACCTTTTATTAAGGTGTGAATATCCTCTTAGTTTCCATGCCCATCTCTGATGAAATAAGACCAAACATTTTGAACGATGTTCTAGGTCAAGACCACATAGTAAAGAGACTCAACCAAATGGTTGAATCGAATAATTTCAATTGGCCTCATATGATGTTCGCAGGTCCAGCGGGTGTCGGTAAAACTTCAACGGCTATTGCTTTGATGCGAACAGCGTTTGGTGAAAGTTGGAAAGAGAATTGGTTAGAACTGAACGCAAGTGATGAGCGAAGTATCTCCGTCATTAGAACGAAAGTCAAAGAGTTTGCGAGTCGAGGTGTAATCGGTAGTTACACTGTTGATGGAGAAGAAAAACCAATTCCATTCAATGTAGTCTTTCTTGATGAGGCCGATAATCTCACTCCCGATGCTCAAGCGGCTCTACGTAGAATAATGGAGAAGTATTCCAAAACAATATTCATTATCTCTTGTAACTATCCTCATAAGATAATACAACCCATTCAAGATAGATGTGCATTCTCAACATCTCGGTTCAAACCAATTGACGATGAAACAATGAGCAACTTCATTTCATCATATGCGAAGAACGCAAAATGTGAGTTTACCGAAGAGGCATTGAAGCGTACGATAAAATCGAGCAACGGTTCGCTAAGGACATGCGTTAACTTACTCCAGATAATTTGTCTCGTCCCCGGAGAAATCGTAATCGAAGATGTTGAAGATATTGTTCAAACAATAAAACCAAAAGAAGCAAAAAAGATTCTTACTTCAATTGTTAAAGCAAAGAATCTCGATGCTTATAGAAAGATAGACAAGGACATTGACAACCTAATATCACAAGGAATGATGCCGTCCGATATACTTCATTCCATATACAATCTCACCACGATAGATGAGAGGATGCCCGATAAACTACGTCATAAGATTCTGACGCACATCGGAAATGCTTTACACCATGTCTCGGTAAGTCAAGACCCCGCACTGGCATTGAAGTGTTTTGTGCGTAATTTAACGATGTGAAATTATGGCGGTTTGGATGAGAAGTAAGATAGGCAAGAGAGTGAAGGTAACACTGGTTAATTACCCCGATGATGTAATTAGAATTGGTACTTTAATAGCAGCAGTCGATGATGACGCATACGGTGGAATTGCAGTTGTAGAATCTGATGGAGACCATATCATTTGTCGTGGAGATAGGACAGTGATTGAGTTTGAGCATTGAGCAATTCTTGGGTACAGTATTGTTGGGTTTTATTGTAGTAGCGCCCGCTCTTTGGTGGGTGAAACAATACATTTACCAATGGCTTCAAGACTTTATTGAAGAATATAATAGATAACATGTTATAAAGATGGGAATACGGGTGTGTAATATGACAGCAGAGTTTGAAGATGACAACCAAAGAATACTTGAGATAATAAAAGAAAGAATGAAAGTAGGTCAAGAGAGATACGGACATGGTATGAGAATAGATGATGATACCAAACAATACGGAACTAGAAAGAACTCATGGACTGAAATGGGACTAGAAGAAATCCTCGACCTTGTTATTTATCTATCAGCACAAATCTTACGTAAACTGGATGAAGAAGAATGATTTGGAATGACTTACTCATCGTCTCGGTGAGAGCAATAGAGAAGCCGACTAAATGGTGGACGGAGATTCGTGCGAAGAATCTTGAAGGTGAAACAATAATCATCAAAGTAATTGATTGCCAACCTAAGTTTTGGACTGAGGTTTCAGATTATGATTCTGAACTTGTCAAGACCCCGGTGGAAATACTTGCTACGGATAAGCGTAGCATAGAAGGTAAACAACTCTGGGAAGTACAGGTCCAGAAACCATCCGAGATTCGAGAAGTAAGAGACCACTTCTTCCCTCACTATTGTGCAGATGCAAAGTGGGGTTCACTTGTTAGATGGATTTACGGTTGGACAGCAGTTGTCAAAGTGCCACTTGGTTCTATGACAAAGGCAGAGGATGGCTCTTATGTTTGTTCTTATGATAAAATCAAACCATCTGATAAAGAGGTTGATGACTTTACTATCGACTTACTATACTACGATATTGAAACAGCCGATTCTTTGGATATGGAAAACGCGCCGGAGAGAATAGTTTCTATCGCTATCTATGATGAGGCTACGGACATACATGAGATAGGAACAACCGTCCCATGTTCAACTCGAATGGTGAAGAAGTTTCTTGCATCTCAAGAAGCCCTTGAATCAGTTGTCGAACATACGAATCCAATCCCACCACTTGACCCCGATAAGATAGTTGTCAAGTGCTTCGACCAAGAAGATGAGGATGAAAGAGAAGCGGCTTTACTTTGGTGGTTTCATAATCGAATCCAACATTATGACCCAGACGCAATTGCTGGTCAAAATATAATTGGCTACGACCATCCTTACGTTATCAATAGATGCCGTGTGATGAATGAGAAAAATACATCTCGAAAAACAAGTCATACTTTTCCAAATATGAGATACATCAAATACATGCCTTTCTTTGATACGAAGATTGCCTACGCTGAACAAGTGCAAGGTGCGGCTGCTACCACTGGAGCGGCTAGTCTATCTTGGATGGCAGGGGAGACTCTAGGGTATGGTAAAGTGCCTAGAACTAGAATCACCGACCTTATGGTGAAAGACCCAGTTATGCTATGTGTTTACAACGCATGGGATAATGTATGTGCGGCTAGGTGTATGTCTGAATTGAATCTATTACCTTTCTATATCACCAAGACCGCTTATCACAATTCAACACTTCAACATAGCCATAGTAATATGTTGCTCGTAGAAGATATGATGGGACATCTATTGATGGATGAGAACATAGTCATGCCTAGTGCATCTCTGACCGCATCTAAGATAGACGGTGGTATCGAAGCAGGTGGGTTTGTTATGGATGCACCAACTGGAGTTTACGAATGTGCTTTTGAAGTTGACAACTCTATGGAATATCCATCGGCTATGATTACTGGTAACTTCTCACCCGACACCAAAGTAAACAAAGACGATTATCCCGATGGCTTTCCGTTCCCAGTTACAATAACTCCTAGTGGTCGATATTATCGAAGAGACGCAGAAGGTATCATGCCGAGGGTTCTCAGAACACTGGCTCAAACTAGAGAAGAAACAAGAGGTGCAATGAAGCACGTTGAGTATGGTAGTGAAGAGTATCAATCACTTGACCGCCGCCAGAGAGTTATGAAAGAGAATATGAATAGTTGGTATGGTGTGTTAGGAAGTGGTAAAACAGAGAAAACAAAGAGGCGACCTTTCAGACTGGCCGACCCAGAAATCGGTTCTGATATTACCGAAGTTGCTAGAATGCACAATGATTGGAATAAACATTACATCCAAAAGAGAATATTAGAATGGGAAGGTATCGAGGTTCACTTCGATGTTCTGTATCAAGATACAGATTCTTGTAAATGTGCAATCAAAAATCTGGCTGAACTTCGTAAAGTGAGACCTGTGCTACGGACGGACGTAGAGACGTTTGCCGAAATACTCTGCGACGAACTCAACGATTCTTTCGACGACTTCGTAAAAGAAACTTTGAATGTGGATAAGAATGAGTTTTTCAGAATCAAACCCGATGCGTACTACGCTAGATATTTCCAATGGGGAGTAAAGAAAAGATATGCTTACGTGGACTTTGACGGTAACTATGGATTCAGAGGTGTCGAGATTCGACGTTCATCTACACCGCAGGTTGTGAAAGATATTCAGAAAGCAATCTTCGCTTGTATCTTGGATGGCGGCGACGCAACTACATTGAATGAATTACTTCGTGAGTGGAATGACAAACTTCTTTCTGGTGAAACACCTAGTGCTAACTACGGAAAGCCTTCGGGTATGAAGAAAACCGGAACTCAAGCGTACAAAGCCTCAATGTGGTCGAACAAATATCTAGGAACAGAGTTTGACTTAGGCGACAAGCCATGTCTATACTTAGCAAAGAAGTCTGAACATCCACTACCGGAGAACAGATGGGTAGCGGTAGAATGGGGTGAGAATCCTGATGACTTTGGTATAGTAGTCGATAGGAAGGCGAGCCTAGACAAGTACATCGGAGAGTCTAACTCTTTCATCGGAATACTAGGTGCAATGAATACATCTTGGGATAAGGCAATTAATAGAACAGGTACAGAAAGTTTTGAGAAGTGGTTTGAGTGAAAGAGACTTGGAAAAGAGACATGTATCGAACCTTGAGAATCAAGTGTGGGTTTACTCATCATGAGGCTAGAAGAATACTCTTAGATAACTACGGTACGTACAATCACTTCAAAGATATGATGTATGCAGAAGCGCAGAAAGAAACAGAAGCATTTCAAGATGAGATAAACGCAATTGTGATTCAAGCAATCTCAGCCCCAACTATACAAGAGGCCAGTCTTAGAATATTCAATGCTTGTTGGCCTAGTCATCCCGATAGAGATATTGGACCGATTCTTCCTTACATAGTAGCAAGTAAAGCAACTACGTTGATAGGTAAACACTTCAAAGTCAAATCTGGAACTAAAGACCACTATCACTTATGGTATCAACCTAACAAGATATTAAGATTTGAAAATACTAGGGCGAGAAAACAATTCAAGGAAAGAAATATTTCTACTTACATGATGATGAAATACAACTAATATATCACTCTTTAATAGGGTGTGGTTTGTAATTGAGTTGTATGGCTGCTAGAAAAGACGTTGGTGGCCGTACGTACAAATGTAAAGAGTGTAAACTAGAGAAACGATATGTGTCTTTTACTGCTAGAGAAATCAAATTACAAACATGTGGGAAATGTTGTAGAAGGATAAAGGACAAGAAGACTATACATCGAAACCCTTAAAGGTAGAAACCTCTAGGACACTCTGCCCCGAACCAAACACGGGGGAATACAAAACGAAAAAAGGAATGAGAAATATGGCAAGAAACAGTACACAATTGGCTATGAGAGAAGCATGCGAGAGACACGGTGGTAAGGTAGAGGAATCTATCTTCTTAGAGGCGGTACGAGACATTATCGTCGCAAATGTAGGTGAAGAATATGCACCATCATTAGCGAGCCTCAAATCAAATTGTTTTACAAGAAACAGAATGGCATCGGCAGGGGTAGAGAGAGTAACTATCGGTAACACCAAACAAATCTGGCTAGGAGAACTGGCTGAGAAACTAGAGAAAGGAGACCTATCCGGTATCGGTATAAACCCTGCAATGGTAGCCGAGACAGTGAATGACGCTGACGCACCACATGGTACATTCTATGGTCTAGCAAGACACCACGTTGACGACTGGCCTACACATCTAGCAGAACAAATCCCTTCTATACAGGGCTTCGTAGAATCTGACAGAAATGAGTTTAGACATCTAGCAGCAATGCTACGTCGTTCTAAAGGTGGCGACACTGTAAATGCTCACGTAGCAGCATTCGGTCCGACCGGCTGCGGTAAATCACTAATGGCTAGAGAGTTCTGCGCTCACATGCAAATCCCTGCTATCAGAATCAACATGTCTGACGGTGTTAGTGAAGAAACACTACTAGGTAGAATCGACCTAGACAACGGCAGCACACGCTACATCGACGGTATCTTAGTCGAGGCTATGGAAAACGGAACTGTACTCATCTGCGACGAAATAAACGCTATGAGAGACAATACACAAATAGCAATGTTCTCAGCAATGGACAGCGGCTATCTAGTCCTACCGGACGACAACAACAGAGTTGTCAAAGCCAAAGAAGGTTTCATGGTAGTAGGAACTTATAATCCCGGCTATGCGGGTACAAATGAGCAGAATGAAGCATTCAGAAACCGCTTCTCCCGCTCCCTACAATTCGGCTACTTACCTGCGGCTCAAGAGACTTCTGTAATCCAGTCTCAGAGTGGTTTCATGAACAACAGAGTTGCTACTGAAATCGTTAACCTAGCAAACGACCTACGTACCCTAAAAGAGAACCGCAAGGGTATCACAAGCGACGTATCTACAAGGTCTCTAATCCACATCCTAATGGACTTAAGAGACGGCTTCTCAATCTCTGAGGCAGTCAATGAATCATTCATTGGCAAGTTCACACCTAGAGAAATCGAGACAGTTAAAATGACTGCAAGAGCGAGGTTATCCGACTACTGAGGGCGAAGTGAAACGGGGGCGGGTTCTTCACTGAACCCTCTTATGTTTGGTTGCATTCCAACCCGCTCCCAACACTTCTCTCAGACTAGAATATTCATAAAGGTGTGATGTGCAAATGACATCTATGCAAGAGCAAATACAAGCACTGGAAAAGACAATAGAGGAATTGAATAGTAAGGTATCGTATCTCGAAAGAGTTGTTGACACTTTACTAGAAACTCAGAGAAAGAAAATGGGTCAAGCAATAGTTGACCGACTTCAAAGGAAAATCTCTGACTATGAATAATCTTCAAATTATTTCTGGTCCAGTTGGGTCTGGAAAGACTACGCGAATACTTAGCGAAAGCAAGGCCGAAGGTTTAGAAGTTGTAACTGGCGATAATCCAAAGTCAATTCTATCTGATGCGAGACATCCATCTTTCTTAGGTAAAGGACGAATCGCTTTGCTAGAAGCAGAGTATTACAAGAAGTCTGAATGGAAGGCCATTACAGACGTTCTAAAGGCTTCACCGCCTAGAATGGTAATAGAAGTCCAACACATAGAAACAGTGCCTTGGAACATCCGTAAACAGGCAAAGCATACCTATCATCATGCACCAACTAAAGAACAGTTATCTGAATACCTTAGAAACCTATCACTTCATCTCGGATTAAAGCGTAGCGAAACCGCTATTGAATCAATCTCAACTACATGTAAATCTTGGCTCACTGCTAAGAATGAATTACTCTCATTTGGAACTGGCTCTGTAACGAACGGAGTCGTTGAACCTAATGTAACTAAGGCCATCCTTACAGGACTTCATCACGCTTCTCAAACAGTACATCCAATCGCAGTTTTGAAAGGTGCATTATACAATGACGAGAATCCAAATGTTGTAAACGAAACTCACCTTCTACATTCAAAGGCTTGGCTTACGGACGACCTTAGTATGGTATCTTGGGACAACGTGAAATTACTACGAAGTAGAACCACTAACTATCGTAAAACTCCATACATACCTCAAACATCTAAAGGCAAGCATTCATATAGGCATACCTAGTCCCAAGGCTTGAGCAACATGACAATGGACAACCCAATGACCAGTATAACAGGCAAAGCAAATGACGAACAGTTTAGGGCTAGAGCAAGGCAGCGCAGACTAGCACAAGTCGCTAGAATCCTATCCGGTGAATACGGAGCAGGTGGAGCAGAAGCAACTAAAGTTATCTTAGACCCATATGGTAGAGCATGTACTGACGGCAGTACAGTGTGGGTCCCGTTAGAAGCAGTACCGAACGACGAAGCAATGAATCTAATTGCTCAAGAAGCAATCCTAGCCCACGAAGCAGCAGGGCATCTTCGCTACACTGACTTCAACGCATGGCATTCTCTAATCCAACAAGTAAACAGTGGCAAAGAAGACAGACTAATGCCGGACATGGTTAACATCTTAGAGGACACAAGAATCAACCATTTGCTTTCACAAGACTTCGCAGGTAGCGGTAAGAGAGTTGCTTTGACCAACCACTACTACACACAACAGCACATGGCTCACTGGGCTAAGAAAACTATCGAAACAGACGACGACAAACTTTCAGCAGTAATGACCGCAATCATGTCTGAAACTATTTCCAATACTCCACATTGGTTCACCAACGAAGAAGTAGTTGCTTGCATTGACGACGTACGTCCTTTGTATCAAAATGCAATCAAGCAACCAAACACATCCGAAGTTATCCGCCAAGCAAGAAGAGTTGTAAACAAACTACGTGAACACTTCCCAGTAGCAAACAATTCAGAATCCGACTCTATGGACTCTATGGACTCTCACACAGAGGACTCATTAAAAGAAGCAGCAGCAAAGCAATGCAGCGGAGACGGTGGCAAAGCAGAAGACGTTAGTCCAGTAAGGTTTGACGACATGGAAATGCCTACAGCAGAGGACGCTAAGGCCGCTCCTATGCCTACAGCAGAGGGCGAAGGTGCATCAGCATCAGAGGGCGACTCAGAGGGCGACTCAGAGGGCGAAGGAGAAGGTGAATCAACTGGCAAAGGCAAAGGCAAAGAAGTTGGTGTCGAACTCGGCGAGAGTGAGTTGGGTAACGAACTAGACGACTACGACGACACCGAAGTAAATGCTGACCACATGGACGGCGCTCAAGACAAAGACGGACTTGCAGGTTATGGCGGTAGAGGTTCAAACACCATCATCACAAGCAACGGTGAAATGGTTGACATGGACACAATCATCAGAGAAGCACTAGAGTGCGTCGAGACTGACGACCTAATATCTCTGCACGACGAAGCAGACTACAACGAAGAGAAGTACGAAGCATACACAGGAATTGACGAAGTAATCGGCGGCAACGACGAGTTCGGTCATTTCATGAAAGTAGTTGACTTCTTCGACACTAGAGAAACTCGCACTGGCTACAGAGTAAACGGCGACGCTGACAACATCGACCAAGCATCAGAACACTATGACAACATAGTAGCAAAGTACGAGGACTCAATCACTACTCTAGTAGAATTATACCAAAGGAAATTAGCAGGGCTAGACACACGTTGGAACAACCAACTACGCAGAGGCAAACTCGACACTCGCAGACTATCTCGCTACGGTCAATCTCGCAACCTATTCAAGAAGAGAAACGTACAAGACGACCCAACAGCAAACGTAATCATTCTAGTGGACGCATCCGGTTCAATGGGTGGACACAGTAAGAATGTTTACACTAAGGGTACTTCTGCGGCTCACCACGCTGCAAATGCTTCAATCATATTCCATGAAGTATTCCACAGACTAGGTTTCAATTGTGAAGTAGTTGACTTCTCATCTGAGTACGACTACGGTACTCAAGGCGGTACTCAAATCGCAATCAACAAACTATACAATACACCACTAAACAACCGCACAAAAGCGGCTATCGCATTGCCTTCAACTGGAGCAGAAAACTCCGACGGCAGAGCGGTTAACTGGTGTTACAACAGACTAGCAGAAATGCCATCAGACGTTGCGGCTAACATGGTCTTTACAATCTCTGACGGCTCGCCCGCCGGCCCATCTCCGAGCGGTCGCTCTGTTTCAGAGGACTTATCTATCGTAGCAGCAAATCCACCAAGAGGCGTAGAATTATTCGCTCTAGGAATCTGCGGTTCTCCAGTACATCAATACTACGAACACCACTTATCTGTAAAGAACCTAACAGACATCACTGACAAAGGACTTCACTTAATCGAGGACATGTTAGACCGTGTTAGAAGGAACAGGGTGGTACAATGAAAGCAGCAGAATATAAATCAATTTGGACAAAAGAAGAATGGAGCGAAGTAGGTACGTTGTTTCATACAATGTTAGTTGCCAGTAAAGAAGGGAACATCCCACTATTCAACGAATATTTTTTACCTAACCATTATAGTATGTTAGAAGGTATGTCTAAAGACGTTAACAACCGTTGGGGAGACAAAGCAATGACAAAAATAATGTCTGAAATGAAAATTAATGAAACAATTCATGACATATTTGGTGCGCGAACAATGAATAAAAAAATCGGTCCACTTGAGAAATTAGGACTTGAATATATGAGGTTGCTTAACGAACACGAAGTCAATAATGAAATCTATCATAAACACAGTTACGTACAATCTAAAGCGGCTATCAAAAAGTTGAATAATGGAGAGAACGAGAATTATTATGCTGACCCAATAGTATCTTCTCAAACATTAATTTACAATTGGTTAACTCAATTCCAAAATTGTAATTACCAGTTTAATAAAATGTACCAAAGTATTACTTCAAGTGAGAATACTAATTATCTCTATGAGTTTCATCGCAACGTCAATAGGTACTTGTCCGACGAATCCAAAACCAAAACTCATGTAGGAAGGGAATACTATAAGGGGGCTTCTGACTTCTTATCAGTAAACGGTGGAAAAGCAAGGTTAGAAATGAACCCTTGGAGAATTGTTCCAATGAAATCAGAAGAGGACTTTGTGAGTCAATATTTTCACAGCGAAATGGTCAACACAAAATACGAATCTTACACTCCATATTGGACTACAATAGACTACCCACCTGCGTACCCTCAGTTTGAGTTAGAACAGGACTTAAAAACAATAATCTCTGACCCAAATGTATTTCAAATTACATTATCAAAAACACATTTCTTGTTTTGTCATAGACTTCTTGGTTTCTTTTGTTTGAGGGGTTTACATCCTAAACCATCATTACCAGAAGACGAATATGACTCACTACTGAAACTATGTGTTAATTTCCGTCAAAGTGTTTACAATATCAAGAGCAGTCTTAAATCTGACAATCGTACTATTTTTTCAGCATATGAGGAAGAGGTTTTTGACGTATCAGAATGTTCACCAAGAGGTAAGAAAATATTTACATTGACTGGGGAAGAATACGAAAACCTATTTGTAAAAATGGCTGACGGCGAAGTAATCCCTCGCACATCTTTCAATTATGAATGTAGAAACCTCGCAATGTCGAGCGCACTTGCTTCGGCCAATCCTAGGCACTATGCACGTAGACAGAAGGCATTCTATGGGCTTTGTGTGGGTATGTGTTCTATTCAGAAAAACGGTCCATATAAACAGCCTTCTGGCGGTCATATTCTTGCTGACTCATTTATCACACTCAATGACGAAGGGTTCTCTCTCAAACCATCTGTATATCCCGAAAGTGGTATATACAAAGAAATCCAATTTCATAGTGCGTTACGCAGTATCTATAAAGCAGAACATAAGCCAATGACATGGAGTGAAATTGTGAACGACACAGTAGAAGAAACGAAAGTTCCACGCCCAACACATGCTTCCGAGTTTATACCCTCATGGAAGGACGTGAGAGCGCCCATTACTGTTAATGTAAGTGGAGCGCCCCCAATAGGTTTCTATCACAAAGAACGCCGTTGTAAGACATGTAATGGCCGTGTTATCTTAACAACTCCCGCGCACTGTAAAGTTGAGGAAGTACAATGTCCTCATTGCAGAAATGGAAAAATAGAGGTGAAAGAATGAAGTTAAAGAATAAACAAAAGCAACTAATAAAAAAAGCACTAATGAACGCTAAGAGACAAGGGCATGAGGTACTTACCAGTAGTGAAATAGCAGAACGCTATAATGCCGACCCAAACTTGCCACATAACATGCAAAGAAGTGCTAGACAACTTACCTTTGACTTGAAGAAGTTGGCACGTGAAGAAGGTAATGGCATCGAGGCAGTAGTCTTGAGTAAGAACGGTATCAACCATCATGGGAATCCGCGTGTCAAATTGGGTTATTCAATTAACTTGAATCAAGCAGTTGACGACCCCGACGTTATAGAACCTAAGCAAGTCCGTAAGACAATCTCAGTTATCGTTGGAGAAACAGAAATCAATTATCTCGAACAAATGAAAAAACAGTTTGGCGAATCTCCGGGCGCAGTGTTCAGAAGGTTAATTAAAGAATCACAAAACTGAATTGTTATATACCCCTAGCCCCTACGGTATAACATGAACGCAACAATGGAAACCACAGTTCTAATCAAGAAAGCAACCGAGAACGCCAAGAATGACTGGGAGAAATCCTTTGTCTCATCTTGTCAAGAGCAACTAGACAAGGGACGAAGAATGTCTCCAAAGCAACTCAACATTCTTCAAAGAATCCACGACTATTCTAGTCCACAGCCAATAGTCGAAGGTCCTTACGCTCCTATGGTCGCTTTGCTAAGTCGAGCAGGTGAGAAACTCAAATATCCAAAAGTAACTTTCTCTGTATCTGCTTACACTGACCTATGTATTTCCTTAGCCCCTGCTAGTGGCAGAAATCCCGGCAGCATTTATCTGAAAGCAATCCGCACTATGAACGAGGACTACATCGGAAAAGTTTCACCGCAGGGTGGACTATCTTTTGCTCGCTCAACCAGTGAAAATGACGAGGCTTTGTTTACCAAGTTCCTTACATTGTTAAACAACGACCCAGTAAATGCGGCTAGAGACTACGGTGCAAAAACTGGAAACTGCTGCTTCTGCCACAAGGCTTTGAAAACCGAAGAGAGTACCGCTCACGGCTACGGTCCAACATGTGCGAAGAACTGGGGTTTGCCTTGGTCTACCAAAACAGCAAGGGTAGTTCAAGAAGCACAGTACGAAAAAGTAAATGCTGACATTCTTGAAACAACTGGCGGCGAATGGAACGTAGTTGACAACGACACTGGTGGAGTCATTATGACCTTCTCTGACCGAAGGACTGCCGAGGAATGGGTTGACCAACACAGCACCATTCAAAGGGCTTAGAACCGTTAAGTGCCGTGTAGTGGGCTGACCCCTGTATGGACGTGGACACACACGACTATACGGGCGGCAAACTGACTCCCGAACAGGCTAGGGATATTGCTCTCTATCCAGACCGTTGGTCTCAGTATTTCCGAACCATAGATGGTAAGGCATTCATGTTACATGAGCGACCATATCTAATTGAGATATACCGACACTTTGGTGCAACTCAGAAATCAAGAAAAACAAAAATGATAGTCTTGAAGTGTAGTCGTAAGGTTGAGAAAACTGAAACGATTTGTAATCTCTTAATGTATGGACTGATGAACATACCATACTTCAACGCCGTCTATACCGCACCGAGACAACCACAGGTAACGAGATTCGTAGATGAGAGATTCAATGGTGCGTTAATGTCGTCCATCAATCACGGTTGTCTAATGAAGTCGAGAGTAAAACAATCTGTAAGTCATCAAACATTTGATGTTGGAGCGCGTTCTCTGAATCATTTCTATGCTTACTCTAACTGGGGCGACGCACATGCGTTACTTGGGGTTGAGGCTGACCTATGTTGTGTGGACGAATACCAAGACTCTGACGCTGATGTTTTGCCAATGCTAATTGAGATGCTTGCTCAGTCTGAATACAAGTGGGTTGTAGTAAGTGGAACTGCCCGTGAGCAGGGTTCAGAGTTTTGGAAACTATGGGAGAAATCAACTAAAGGTGAGTGGGATGGCGAGAAGTGGGTTCATGGAGAATCAGATATTATTGGTTATCATATCAGTCAAAAGATGCACCCCGATATTGACCCCGAAGAAATAGAATACAAACGAAACACCTACACTCCACGACGATTCGCAAACGAGGTTCTGGGCGAGTTCTTCGCAGGTTCTACGAAGCCCCTTACATTCGATGTCGTTTTACAAGCGGCCCGACCGCAACTAGAAAAGAATCTCAAAGGATTGACACCCCCCGAAGAATCTGTTATGGGTGTGGACTGGGGTAATGAAACAACAGTCGTTATCATGAAGAAAGACGGTACGATTTTGAATTGTCTAAAACTCGATTCTAAGGCCGACAATGAGTTCGATGAGGTAGCGGTCATCAAAGACCTAATGCTACGCTACAACTGTACGCAAGTGGTCGCAGACATAGGGTATGGAGCAAGACAGGTGAAGGAACTACAAGCAGAGTTTGGCGAGCGTGTACGTTCGTGTTATTATTCATCTCGGCCTATGACTCCGTTTGAATATAAGAGGCGAGACAATAATCGAAATCTAATCTATATGTTAGTTGTTGATAGAACAACTTACGTTGAAGAAACAATTGAGGCGATAAAAAATAATGAGATTCACTTACCCTACGCAGATACTTCATTTGAATGGGTTCTACATGAATGGTGTTCTCTCAATTCATCAGCAGAAAAAGATGAGAAAGATACTCGACCAGTGCGAGGTCAAAAACTTACAAAATATGGACGAGATGGAGACGACCACGCATTCCACGCTTTACTATATGCTAGGCTTGCAGCAGAGTTAGTAGAGGACATAGGGATGCCAGAGATAAGAGTATTCGGGGGTTAATCGTCAATAACTAGATAGTATAGGGCTATCGACATGGATGACCAATCTGAATTGATTAAGGTCTTAGTAGAAGATGTTAGAACAATCAGAGACAATCATCTTCATCATGTTGAGAAAGACATGGCTTCTATGAAATTAGAAGTACAATCAATCGACCAACGGTTAACAAGTGTAGAAGGATTCGTTAAAGAAATAAAGGACTTGCTTAAGAGATATGGCATGTATCTACTTGCTGCGATAGTTGCTACGTCTGGCTTACCGATGTTGATGTGATATGACAATAAACGATTTAATTTCAGCATGTGGAATGGGTGTCTTTGTTGTCATGCTTTGCTTCGGTATAATGTCGGCTACGCAAATGCTTAACCATGCTCTTAATTTCTTATGGGCGAGGCTATGGAAATGATAGCATTAGGAACACTATCTTTGTTGATTATGCTCGCCGCCCTACTCACAACCACTACCTATATGGGATGGCGGCTTATATACTTTTTCACAACTACCCTCAAATACCGCCTCTTTCGCTCATATAAACCGATGGCAATGAGAATGTCGAATCCTAATGAGAAACTTATGTTGACATTCGGTATGGGTGTTGTACTGGCTTGGGTAGTTATAGCAGCCACCGCATCTTACTTTAGTATAGTAGAGCAACGTGAGATTTCAGACTCACAACTAACAGTTATTGGTCTATTAGGCGGTCCAGCACTTCTTATCATTACATCTGTTCTTGACTTATTCAAAGGTAAAGAAGGAGCAAAGATAAACATTCTACCAGACCAACTACAAAGTGAAGTTGATTCAGCAGAAGCAGAGAAAGCACACGTGCGTTTACTAGAGCAACTAAAACTACAGCACGATTTAGAAATCGAGAGGATGTCTAAAGCACACGAATTAAACATGGAAGCATTCGGTGTAACTGGAACTAACTCAATAGCAACTGGAGCAAAGCCAGTAGACAAGAAACCAGTAGCAAAAAAGACCGATAAGAAGTCCGAGTAACCGTTATTAACGATGTTCTCCCCCCTTTGGTCATGCTCGAAGGACTGACTACAGACGATTTACTAATGGGTTTAGCAGTCGTAGCGGTTCTAATACCACTTGCTATATGGGGTCTACGTAAGTATCAGACTCTAATGGCTGACGGCAAACTGAGTTTAGGAGAAGTCCTAGATGCAGTAGAAGAAGGCGTTGAGAAAGTGGAACAAGCCAAAGAAGATGTAGAAGAAATCATCGAAGAGGCAAAAGAGAAGAAACAAGATGACAATAAAGACTGATTTCAAATATTGCTTGAATGGTCCAGTGAATACTTGCTCTCAGTTGAGTTTACCGCATGACGAACATTGTGTTTGTTGTAAAGTTAAAGAACTTGAACTCGATACGACAACGTAAAAACCCACCACCTATGAGGGTACGACATGGCAGAGGAACGCAGACGTTTCAATTTCTTTCGTCGACGGGAGAATAAAGAGGTCAAACCTGTAAGGAATGACATCCCTTGGGACGCTAAAAGTCTAGCGTCTTTATCTAAGATAGCAACAGTCTCAGCAAAGAAAGCGGCGGCAAGTGGAGCGAACACACAGATTTCATATCATTTACTGCGAGATATTTCTCTGAAATCGGAAGTCGTCAATGCTATTCTACGAAGAACCGTAGATGACGTGTTAGCCAATGGTTATGAGTTCAGACTTATGTCTGGAGTAGAAGAAGGCAATGAAGAACAATTACAAAGGTTGCATGATTTTTTCCGAACACCTAACCCCGATGACATGGGTGATGAATGGCTAGAATCTTTAGTCTACGACTTAGCATTATTCGGAGACTCATACCTTGAGTTAGATGGCGACGATGATGAGAGTAGCGCCAACGGAGAGGACTGGGTTTACGGTGGGAACTTAGTAAGTGTGTGGCCTGTACCTGCTGAAACAATGAGATTATTACCCGGCAATCAAAGACCAGAGCCACCAGAAATGGCTTACATTCAAGAGATAAGAAAGGAGAAGCGTAGGTTCGCTTCAAACAAGATTCTTCATATCTCGAAGTTCAAACAAGGGCGAGGCTACGGAACTTCGCCATTGATACCATTGTTGAATACAATTGCAGGTCAAATGAATCTCAGCAACTACCTAAACGAGATGTTCACTGGAACTCTACCTAAGACGATACTTAATGTTGGAGACATAAGCAATTCTGAAATGAAGGCAATGCTAGGTTTACTAGAACAACAATTGACAGCAGGTAAGTCTCCATTCGGACTTGTAGCAATCAACGGCGGTTCGGGTTTCAATATGCACAGGCTTATTGATTCAACTAAAGAAGGACAGCAGTTGGATTTACTATACTACTACCGTGAAGAGATATGTGCAGTGTTCGGTATTCCACCAATGAAACTTGGATGGGTTCAGACAGGTAAGATGTCTAACCCCGAACAACAATTAGATGCTTGGTATGATGTAGTCGAGTCTTACCATCATAGAGTATCTTCGGCTATCAACAATAAACTATTACCGTTACTAGAAGTAACAGATTGGAAAATACATTTCAATACAATTAGACCATCACGTGAATCAGAGAGAGCAGACACTTTCCGTCTACGCTCACAAGCAATTTCCAACCTAAGACAAGAGTCGGCAATCAGTATCAATGAAGCAAGAGAAGTATTAGGACTTGCGCCATTACTAGACAAGGAAGAAGCAAACGACCCATTCTTCCTATCACCTAAGTTAGCAATTAACAAAGGCAAGGTTGAAGATGGGGAAGGTGAAGAACCCGAATCAGTTGAAGAAGCGGCAGAGAATCTGGTTGAAGAAGGCATAGTCTTTGGTATGGACGAACTTCTTGAATATCGTTTACTTGGACTGGAGAATGAGGAATAATGCCGAAGTATGCAACTGTTGATGGTAATGCGTTTTTCAAAGCAGCATACGATTTCAATTATCTCGGCGCTCACATCAACGAAAGTTTCAGCGAACCTTACACGGAGAAGGTTGCTAAGGAGATTCTTAGAATTGCTCAACAGTTAGTTCCGGTCCAGACATCGGCTCTCAAAAACTCTGGAAGAGTGGTAAGAAGTAAGAGAGCAATATCAAAATACAGGAGAGCAATGGAAGTTAGATTCGGTAACACAAAGGTAAGATACGCAAGTGTAGTTGAGTTTGGACGATTCGAGTATGCTCCATTTGCACCTAGGCCGTATCTACGTCCCGCAGTTGACGCAGTTGCTATGAAGAATAAACGTAGCAAAATGGGTAGTAAAGGAGTAAGTAAAGCAGTTAAGGAATCAATAAAGAAGGTGTATTTACCATGAATAAAGGAGATTATGTAAGTTGGGCTACACGAAAAGGTAGGTATGTTGGACAGGTCGAGTCTGTAAATAATGCAGGTAAACACCAAGTTGTTACTTCAAGTGGTGGTACTGAAACAATCGAAGCAAGTTCTAGCGAAACAGTTGGTATTGTAAGGGTGTACGTCAATAACGAAGATGGAACTTATACCCGGTCCGATAGAAGAGTTGCAGTTAGAACTAAGATGCTCCGTAAGATAAAGAAACCAGAAACAAAAGGTGAGCAAAAAGCCAGTGCTGCTGTAAAGAAAACTCTCAAAGAAAAAGCAGAGAAACATAACGCAGATGTTGGAAACGTGGCAAGTAAGAGAACCAACGTCCGTACGTTGAGTGCCGTGTTTGACCGAGGTGTTGGTGCATATCAAACAAATCCCGGCAGCGTTCGTCCAACCGTAACTTCGGCTGAACAATGGGCGTATGCTAGAGTCAATTCTTTTCTCTATGTTTTACGCAATGGTAGATTTAGAGGCGGCAAGCATGACACCGACTTACTACCCGCAGGGCATCCTCAATCTTCTAAGAGTAAGCAGGTAGTAGAGAAAGCACCTAAGACTAATTTTCCAAAGAGGGGAGATGATAAGAAGGTGAGCCTACGTAATTCTGAGTACGACCAATTCCCTCTTGCCGAGGCTCAGAAGTTGAAAGAGGAATGGCCTCAGATATGGAAAAGGGGTGGGAACATTCTAGGTAATACACAATTTACTCGATTATCAAAAGTCCATAGTCAAATGGGAGAAGCCAAGACTCCAACAGATGAGAAGGCCGTCCGTCTCAGAGAAGCATGGTCGGCTAGGCACTACAAGGATTTCAGACTTGCAGGTGTGATTGCTCAAGTCAAATGGTTAATGGTTGGTAGCAGAGGTCTCTCACATATGAGAAAAGTAATCTCTGATGAGAAAGCAAGACTTCGTAAGTGATATAGGGTAAATGTTATATACCTATACCCCTACCGCCAATCATGACAATTATAGCATGCAGCCAACCAGAATGCAACAGCAACCAGTTTAACATAGTTAGGAACGTATCAGAAGTGTTTGAAGGAGTAACTTACTTTACATTCATATGTAGGGAATGTTATTCCACTTGTGCTTCACCAAGTACGGGTTTCATGGAGCATTAATCAAAAGTTAATACTCATTAACCATGACATGTCCTACCGCTGAAACATGGACACGTTATCGGCAACGCTGATTCGAGACCACAGGCTCTTTGACTCACTAGAAGGAGATGAATCCGAAGCGGTAATTCTCTATCGTGTAGAGACACCTTTCGTAACTATGAAAGGAGTACACGACGACAAAGATTCTGACGTACGAATCAAAGGACCAGTATATGTCGGAGACGACGATATGCTAGATAGACACAATGAATTGGTAGACAATGATGCAATCATAGAAGCATGGGAAGGCTATCGAAAGAACCCAGTTATATTATACAACCATTCTAAGACATACGGTGTCATTGGTGTTATGGAAGATGTGCAAATGGGTTCATTCAAGAAACCGGATGGAACAACCGTCTCTGTACCAATAGGTGTAGCACGTATTGATAACGGTGAGAAAGATATTACTAGAAAGATTCGCAAAGGTATGTTGAGAGCATTCTCAATTGGCTTTATTGCTAAAGCGGCTGTAAAAGAATGTAAGGATGAAGATTCATGCTACATGAAGTTCACAGATATTGAATGGTTAGAAACTTCGGTTGTTGATGTACCCGCTTCACCCGGTGCATTATTTTCCGTAGAGAAGTCGCTCCTTAGTTCAGATATAGCAAATGTCGATTTTAGCATCGACGAAGTTTACGATTCAAACAAATATTCTCAGTTTGAGGTTAAACCAAAGGTTCATGCTACGGTGTTACGTAGTGAAGAGAAGTCATGTGATGGCGGTTCAAGTTGCACTTGCGACAATAAACAAACCGAAGTTGAAGAGAAACACATAGTTGCTATCGAGGAAGATGACAGCAACTACTATCTTACATACGCCAAGGCAGAAGATATGGAAGATGCAAGTTATCATGACGAAGATGATGATGAGATGAAATCTATTTTATCGGCATTGGTTGACCGATTATCTATACTTGAAGCAACCCTAGAGGCTTTTGAAGAGAAAGGTTTGCCAAGCGATTTGCTTAATACCCCCGTTGTGTCATCCAATAGTTCAATGACCGCTGAGGACATCGAGATAACAGACGACGAACTTGAGGAAAAATCTATCCTTGAGGACGCAGAAGAGAATCCTATCGAGACAGTTGCGCCTGTTGAAGAGACAGTAGTAAAGTCCGAGGACGAGACCGAAGATGATGAGGAAGTCTTAGAAGAAGCAGAAGAAGTTCTTGAAGAAGAAGTTGAAGAAGCAGACGACGACCTCGAAGAAGAAGTTGAAGAAGAGTTAGAAGAAAAATCTGACCTACCTTCAACAGTTGAAGTTTTAATGCAAGTTGTAAAAGCATTAGCAGACATGGACCAAACAGTCAACAACATGTCTACAATGTTAGACGAGCAAGAATCTCTGAAATCATTACTTGCAGAGAAAGAACAAACAATCCTATCTCTAACAGAAGAGAAAGCCGCTGCTGAGAAAGAAGCAGAAATTGAGGCAGAAGTTTCTAAGAGATTAGCAGATGTGGTAAGTGATTTACCTATCTCAACCCCAAAAGCAAAGGCGGCACGTAAGTCGCTTGTTGCTGATGAAACAACACCAAAGAAAAAGACTGGTGTAACAAAGTTCGACCCCCAACCAAACGTGTCTCCGGGCATGGTCGGTTTAGCGGGCTGGTTATCAGCACGTTTAGAAGATAGGAGTGGGGTCTGAAACCCAAATTAAATAGGAAGTGAAAAGATATGACAACAGAAGAAATTGAGTTTACGGATGTCGTAGAGAGAGTAAAGGCTGCTCTAGCAGGTGCGGCTTCCTCTACTGGTGCGACATTCCTACCGACAGAGACCGCCGAAGAAATCATTGAATTGGTTTATGAGAGAAACTTCATGAGAAGTTTACTCCCTGCCATGCCAATGAGCCGAAGAATTGTGAAAGTGCCAAAGTTAACTGGCAGTATTGACTTTCACCAACAGACTCTTACAAACACCGAGTCTGGTGATACACCTACAGAGAGCCGTCAAGCAACAAACGAAATCAGTTTGGAACTTAAGACTATGATGGCAAACATCCCAATCGGAAACTACCTAGTAGCATACGGTGTAGAGGGATTACTTTCAGTTCTACGTGAGGACATTGCTTCTCGTTTAGCATTTAACGAAGCAAACTTGTTCCTAAACGCTGACACTGAATCCACATTGGCTGACAACATCATGGGTGCTTACAACGCATCTACTAACACTGGTGGAATAAGCACAACATCTGGCTCTGAGAAGAACGATTACCTATTAGTATTCGACGGAATCAGAAAGAGTGCTGCTGCATCTGATGTAACAGTAAGCGGAACATTCGCTCTATCTCACATGAGAAGTGCTATCTCCAACCTTGGTGTCTACGCAGACAACAGAGAGGACTTAGCATTCATAGTACCTAGAAACCTCGAAGTTCAACTGCTCGGATTAACTGAACTCCAGACAGTCGACAAATACGGACCAGCGGCTACTATCCTTAACGGAGAAGTAGGACGAATCTACGGAATCCGTGTGTTCGCTACTGGTGTTATCCCTGTTAACCAAGCATTAGATGGTACATCTGACGCAGGTTCTTCATCTACTTACACAAGTGCTATCTTGACTCACATCAGAAGCCCAATCGTAGGTAATTCAACCGTTGCTGAAAGAAGATTCAGCATAGGTTTCCACGACGAACCAACCAAAGACAGGTTCATTCTAATACCAAAGCAAGACGTTGCATTCGCAGTAAGATACGGCGAAGCAATATGCGAAGTTGTTGGAATCAACACAGTCTGAATAGGCTAACCGTAATCGTAAGGACGGGGCTTCGGCCCTATCCTTTCGGATTCGTTAATACCCACTTAGCGTAAGGTATCAACATGGCGGCCATAGACTACTGTACTTTAGCAGACGTTGAGATGTATGCAGGTGTAGACTTTTCCGAAGGAATAGGACCATCTGATTCTCAAGTCGAATCCATGATAACTAACGCATCTCGTATGGTTGATGCCTATGCAGGTAGACAACTAGCGGGAACAGAAACAGAAACAGAGTATTTTGATATTCATTACTCGCTTCGCCATCTCAGCCTTTCCAAGAGACCAGTAGCCTCAATCACTTCCATTTCAACTATCGACGCTTCTGGGAATGAAACAGTCTTAGACGCAGGGCGTATTCGTTCGACTCATGATTATTGGTTAGAAGATGGCGACGCGGGAATCGTTAGATTTCATCAGCCTTGGGCTGAGTCTCTAAGACAATATCTGAAAGTCGTCTATGTCTATGGTACTGCTACCGCACCTATAGAAGCAAAGATGGCTACCATACTTCTTGTAGTACGTCAAGCGGCTAGGGCAGCATTGAATGATGAGAACTGTACTGAAAGGATGAAAGAGTTCTGGAGACCCTTACTTGCTAGTTCAGAAAAAGAATATATGGAAATGTTAAAGCGTATTCAAAGAATGGGATTAATGGGGGTGGCAACTTATGGACAATACAGAACCAACTACAACAACTTCTACTGAAAGACCGTACAGTACATGTCGTATGTTTTTAGATTGCATGGAGTCGATATTTGATGGCGATAACTGATACTGGTGTTCCCTCAACAGACCCACATACATTAGTCAAGAATCTAATCGAGTCCAACATGGTCTCACCGGATGGTGTATGGACACCTTTAGTCAATACTGGATGGCTAGAGTTCAAGCGTCAAAAGACATTTCAAATCTCAATCATGCCTTCCTACGGAATGTCATTCCCTGTTCATTTAACGGAAGGTGCTACGTTAAATACAGACGCAACTCAATTCATGTTGGTTACTTTGTATGCTGATACTAGAGCGAAACACTGGCAATTGTATCGGAAGTTCATCGACTTGATGCACACCCGTAGTTTGACTACACCAGACTTAACCGGGTCAACCGGGGTGAATGGAACTGATTATCACTTTATCAAAATCATGAGGTCGGAAGAAACCAAGGCAGTTGAGATTGAATCTCCGAAGAAAGGAATGGGTGGAGATAAAGAAGGAGATTGCATTGGTTATCAATCTCAGCACACGCTTGCGATTCGATGGCAAGAGTAATCCATATAACGAACATCTTATATAGGGGTAGTCGCTCCGCAATAACATGAGCAACCAAATAGTAGGCTTCAATGGCGAAATAATAAACACACAGCACACACCAAGTACATGCACATTCAGAATGGTAAACGTGTACGAAACTCAAACAGCAATGGTAAACGGTGTAGAGACGACCTTTAACTTCCGAAGAGGACGAGCGTTCTACAGCGGCAGTGAGAGAATCGTATTATCTTCTTAATGTGGTTCAATGCCCTTCGCTTATTGACCTCGCAGTCAACCATTAATTGTGAGTGATAGGGCTACCACTGTTAAGGCCGTTCTAATGGTCGTCATGATGGTCATGTGGTCATTCTCGATAGCAGTAGTAGTAACCTCACCTGCTAGATACCCAACCACTTATTTCCCTTGGGTGGATGATGAATGTTATTGGGTAGGTGGTGTGATTGAAAAGAAAGAAGCCAAGTTTGATGAAACGGGAACATCTTACATTTTCACAATCAACGGAACAATAGACAACGGAACTCCTTACAAAGCAGAAGTTCTAGGTTCTCGACTTCTTTACCTCACTTTACCAGTCAACTCATATTATGAAAATACAGTTTGTAATACTATAACTCTGCGTGAAGCATTTACAAATGGCTCAATTCAGATAATTGAATATGGTCTTGAACCGTGATAGTCATAAACCGTAATCTCTGACCCTATCAATATGACCGACGAATTAACGTCATTACTGAAAGCAGAATTAGTAGCATTGTGTGAAGAACATGGACTAACATCAGATGGAACGAAGGCTCTCCTTATCGAGAGATTAACAAATCATCTTTATCCTGAAGAGGAAGAAGTTGTTGAAGAAGTTAAAGTATCGAAAGGTAATATTACATTACCAAGTGTTGACCCTCTTGACATGTCCGTTGAGGACTTCGTAGAGAAGGCTTACATGGCTGTTCTAGGAAGAGAGGTAGACCTAGGTGGAAAGAAACATTATGTCCGTTCTCTAGGTCCATTAGGAACTTTAACTCGGCAACAAATGTTGGATAGTTTATTTGCTTCTAAAGAGTACAAGGAAAAGCACAGTTAAGAGCCACGTTTTTACTGTACGGTTCAATGCCCTACAAAGACCCTAAGAAACGTAGGGAATATAACAAGGAATATCAACGCAAGTATTACCACCAGAACAAAGAATTAATGCGTTCTAGGGTCAAGGCTAGAAAGCAATTACTCAAACGTAAGTGGGATGAATACAAGTCTCAATTAGCGTGTGCTGTATGTGGCTTCAATGATGACCCCGAAGCAATTGACTTGCATCATTTAGACCCTTCAAAGAAAGTAGCAAACATATCTCTGATGGTGTCTGACGGCTACGGTTGGGACACGATAATGGAAGAAGTATCAAAGTGTGAACCTCTTTGTGCTAATCATCATAGAATGAAAACAGCAAAGCAACAAGGTAGAAGAGAGTTAATATAAAGTCTTATATACATATAGTCCGTCTCGACACTATGAGAGCGAAAACAATTAGCCACGCAGAGTATGAAATCCTCATGCACATCATGACTAAAATTGACATAGCCCCAGTGTTAAGAGAAATGGGGAAGGACGAGCATAGTAGAAAGAGAGTTAAACAGGCGGCAGAAAATGTGTCTGACTTAATTGGCAATCTAGCATATCGAAGGTTACACAAACTACCGAAGGAGCATCCCGACTATGAGTCAAAAGTATAACTGGAGTGTTCTTCACTTGCTTAAAGAAGTGAGAAGAGTAGAAGGTGAAGGCGAGTTCGTTAGTGTCTACTATGACAAAGTTCGTAAGTGCGACGGTGGTAAACAACCGGACGCGGGTATGCCAGAAAAATATCTAGCCGACGAATCAAAGTTGACCCGCTGCGAAGTTTGCTTTGCCGACAGACCAAAGCCCAAAAAAGTAAAACCCAAACCAATAGGAGACGCTAGAAAAGCATTGTATCTCATTGACTTGTGGAACAAAAAGAGAAAGTAATATAACACAAAGGTTATATAGGGGCATCCTCTCCGTTAGAACATGAGCAACCCAATAGACCAAACAGACAACCTATGCCAAGACTGTGGCGGAATGCACCAAAGAAACGCTGACGACATACACCGACACTATGACCGAGAGACAGGAGACATCATCTTCATTTGTATCAACTGTCAAAGTGAAAGAGTGTACGCAGGTACTACTTGTCGCTGAATAAGCGTCAATAGCCTTGTCTGACCCGTCAAGGGTATGGACATGGACAGGTATGAGACAGTCCGTCTTATGTTTAGGAATCCAGTATGGTATGGCCTAGGCACATGGGGGACTGAAACATCGACTGCCGACGTTCTACTCGCATCTCTATCAGATTTTATGGACGGGACAGGAGTAGCGCCACCAACCCTACTATATGCTATCAGTGGTACTAACGTCTTATCTCTGAGGCCGGGGTTAAGCGGCGTGGTTCGTGTGGGTTGGAGTACATCTGGCAATGCCTTAACACCGAAGATGACAACCAGTGGTAATAGATTATTATTGGACGTGGAGACTTATCGTGCAGTGGGTGGGTCTGGAACTCTTCAACACACTTTAGACAGCCGTCCTACGGAAACGCTTAGGACACGATTTGTTATCTAAGCCCGCTCATCAAATCTAAATGACCGCTTGGTTCAAAACCCTCACCACTATCCGAGATATATGGGGAAGAAAAAGTCCAAGAAGCCCAAGACAAAAAGAATGAGAATACTATGGTGTTCAGAACAACCAACAAGACCTACAGGATATGGTGTGGTTACTAGAGAAATAGTCAAGCGGCTAGTTAAGAGAGGACATGAAGTATATGTTATGGGTTGGGATTACAACGGTGAAGATTTCAAACATACGGAAGGATGGACGCTCGTACACGCAGGTGTAGGGGAATATGGGGGTGAAGTAGTCAACCAAGCGGGAGACACCGTTCTAGGGGCTACAATAGACCGATTACAGCCAGATGTGGTGCTTTCTCTGATTGACCCTTGGTTCATTGGTAAAAATGTATTATCCACAAATAATAGAGGCGTACCATATGTTGCTTACATGCCTGTTGATGGCTACCCACTTTCATACAAATGGAAAGATATTCTCAAGTTGCTACATACACCTCTTTGGATGGCCGAGTATGGTCGAGAACAATTCGAGGCTTACATTGACTGGTTGGGTTCGGAAGGTACTGCTCCCGAAGGTTTGAGAGACCCGATGTTAGACCGTTATACTGACAACTATGGAGACGTATTGTATCATGGTGTTGACTTGAAGAAGTTCAAGCCAATAAGTATGTCTGACAAACTTTTGATGAGACAACAAATGAATGTGCCTTGGGAGTTTGTATTTCTCTCCGTAGGTAAGAACACAAACCGTAAGCAACAACCCAGAATGTTAGAGTCGTTCAGACTCATGCTTGACAAACATCCGAATCCATCTTCGGTTGGTATGATTATTCATTGTGGTAGTCCGACTGATGCTTATGGTATGGGTGGTTGGGATTTACCTTTACTTGTCGAGCAAATGGGGCTTCGAGAACACGTCATTTTTTCCGACCAGTCCGAGAACCCATTACAGGGATTATCAGCCGACCAGATGGCCGCATTGTACCAAATGTGCGACGTTCATATGTTGGCAACAGGCGGTGAAGGATTTGGTATTCCATCAGCCGAAGCAATGGCATGTGGTTTACCTTGTATCTTACCCGACAATTCTACGGGTCCAGAATTAATTGGCAAGAATCAACGAGGAATCTTAGTACCATGTTCGACATTCATAACAGGTCCAAAGTGGGGAGTAAACATGGGATTAGTGGATGTTGTCAAACAGGCACAAGCAATGTTAGACTTATCATTAGATAAGGAACTCCGTACTACTATGGGTAAGAACGCCAGAAAGTTTGCAGAAGAAAAGTTTGACTGGAATCAAATAACAACTCAAGTTGAAAAAATATTAAAAGAGGCTTCTGAGACACCACATCCATTAGGGAATAACTCATTGATAGGTTGAGAATATGAAGTGTAAACATACATGCAAGACTCATGGCATTGGTTGTGATATTCAGATACGCTTTCAAGATGCAAGGCAAGACGTTATGGATAGACTAAAAAAGATAGTTCCCGAAGCAGAGAAACACAACAAGTATTCCAAACACTTGTGTCCTCTATGTATCAAAGAGCGGGATGAAGATAGACCCGCAGGTTGGTATTGCATCGACCCTTATGATGGTAAAATAAAACCACGTAAGGTTTTGGCTAATCAAGTATCTCGGCGTTGGGATAATAAGAGATTTTACTAAAGCATATAACTAAAGTGTTATATACCCCCACCCTCTCCCCTAACACATGAGCAACCCAATAACAGCCGAAAACGACATGCGTAACACCGACAACTGGAATGACATTATCCAAGAGGGTTCAATAGGTTACATCGAATTGAATCACACTATGGCTCAATACTTTAACGGGCCATCTCCTTGTTTAGAGAGAATCATCTCACGCAGAACCGAATCAGAAAACGCTTACTGCGACGGTGAAAATCCATCTGGCCTTTCATCATTCCACCTTCTATCCCCATACGTACTACGCTACGACATTATGGCGACCATCGAGGGAGACTTAGTATCTCCATCTGAAATCGCTAGAAGCAGAAATCTTAGAGCAGTAATGTTCGAGTCCGGTGAAAATACTGACAACGGCGAGTTTTACGTCGGTATTGCTTTCGTCTCCGAAGCGTTTTACCAAGACTTAATGGAAGAGTAAGTTCATTAAATCCTGACAGTATATAAAGTACGCAAAGTACCTACGTAACCGCTTTACTTAATACCCATGTTCGACAGCATTTGACTCAATGGCATTACATTCATTTACAGGTGTAACTGGTTCAATCAGAACTTCCGGTACTACAACTGGAGCATTGGTGGGGTATGTGCAGGGAGACTTCACATTGGCAGCCGCTACTGGAAAATATGTTGAACTAGGGTCATCTTATGCAACTGCGAACACAAGAGGACTGAAATCAGCAAGCGGCTCAATAACCGCAGCATGGGGACTTAAATCAAGTGAGTTGCATGCTATGTTAACCAATGACGAAGAGTTCGAGATTAGATTTGCAGCAGCCGGAACACAGGCAGTAGGAACAACATCTGGAACTAAAGTTTTCACACTAAGCAACTGCGTATTTACTGACCTAGCAACAGAAGGTCTTGAAGCAGGTGGAGAAGGACCATTATTACTCAATGCTTCATTTGAAGCGTTAAGTTGGGCGTACACTGCGGCTGACAGTTGAGACGGTGATTAAACATGACATGGATAGATAATATAATTGAACAGGCTTCAGAACCAGTAATTGTGGTTGTAAACCATTTGAATATAGGAGTAGATGAAATCAAAGTTTTACCCCTATCTGTAAAGGAATACAACGGCTTGAAAGCGAACCCAGAATTGAGGGGATTAAACGAAGAAGATAGAGCAGAAAAACTTGGAATGCTTATGGTCTTTGAGATGATGATGAAGTGTGATAAAACACTTACATGGGATAGTTTTCAAAGACTTCCATTGACAGTAATAGGGCAACTAACAACAGCAATAATGGAAGCAGTTAACGTCCCTTTAGATTAATCGAAGAGTATGCCGAGTCTGACGAAGGTCAATTCCTCTTCGAGTTATTAGCCTATCTCGGCATGAGTTTAACAGAGTGGAAATCATTAGACCCTAGAGAAACTCATTTCCTTATAAGCGCCTTCTCCGTAAAGAACCGCAACGCGGCTGACTCACATCGTAGGGCGAGCCAAGCGTCAAGAGCGAAAAGGATGGTCGGTAGATAATGACAGAAGTAACTACCATTATGACAAGGGTTACGGCTGATACTACGTCGTTTCGTAAGAACATGTCTGCTGTAGGTAGGTCTCTACTAGCAGCAGGTGGAAAAGTATCTCGTTTGGGTACGGTGATGAATGCTAATTTCAAAGCAATCACTCTTTCAGCCAGTGCCGTCGGTGCATCTCTGACAGCAGGGTTTCTCAAACAATCCAGTGAACTATTCATTGAGTTTAACGATACGCTAGTCCGTACACAAGCGGTTATGCAATCGACAGGCGAAGAAGCCATGACACTTGAGAATACAATCAGAGACATAGGTAAGTCAACAAGATTTACTGCGTCTCAAGCAGCACAGGCAGCCGAGGTTTTGGCTATCGCAGGTGTTTCATTTAATGAGATGGTTGATGATGAAGTTATTGACAAGTTAGTGAAGTTCGCTATCGCAGGTGGAACTGATATTCAAACTGCTACAACAATCGGTGTAGCATCAGTTAAGGCGTTCCGTATGGAGATGGGTCAACTGAACGAAGCAACTGACGTTCTAGTTAAGACATTCACAAGTGCAAACGTAGATGTGGTCGGTCTTGGAGAAGCAATGAAGTTCGTTGCTCCAGTTGCAGCAGCAGCAGGTATTGGAATTGAAGAAACAGCGGCGGCTATCGGTGCGTTAGGTAATGCAGGTCTACGTGGTACAGTGGCAGGTACAGGTTTACGTATGTCCATAAATAAACTATTGAAACCAACTTTCGATGCTAGAAAAGTTATCAATGATTTGGGGTTAGATGTATTCGTATTATCTGATGCAGGTAAGTCTGCAAATGCAACACTGAAAGCCACTATGACGCAGATGGACGTTACAGCACGTATCACATCAAGACTAACTATGGAAGTCAATAACTTACAAGGTGAGTTAGATGATTTGGCTATGTCTGAAAGAAAGAATCAATTAGCAATCTCAGAGATTAGATTTAGAGCGGCTTCACAACAAAGAGAGTTGACTGAATCTGAGTTAGAACAAATCAGAAGATTGGAAATGGCTAATGAAGAACTTAGTATAACATCTCAAAAGAGAACAATACAGTTGATGGAGACATCTGCTGCTATGAAAACAGCCGAAGAAAGACAATCGTCATTGAAGAAAAGGTCTGATGACTTAATCAAGACAGTTGAGATGCAGACTATGGGTCTGACTTCATTAACGGACTTACTTCATCAAATGCGTGATGGTAACATTACTGCGGCTCAAGCACTGGAGATATTCGGTGTTCGTGGTGGTACGGCGGTCCTTTCATTGATGTCTCAAGTAGATGCGTTCGATGAACTTGTAGCAGCAAACAAAAATGCGGCAGGTACAACAGAACAATTCTCAACCACACTACAACAATCATCTTTTGAAGCATTGCGTGTTTTCAAATCACAGGTTGAAGAAGCGTCGATTACTCTCGGTGTTCATTTCGTTAGAGCCTTATTCGATGTAGATTATCAAGGACAGAAAACTACGGGTGTCCTTAGCGACTTTGGTAAGACTCTGAACGAACCGGGTGGAGTCGTTGAAAAATTGACACCGCAGATAATAGAATTAGCAAATACTCTGAAAACAAATCTACCGTCTGCAATCGACACAATGGTCGCTACTGTACCTTTGTTCATAGAAGTCTTGAAGGCAGTAGTAAGAATACTACCCGCACTAGCATTACTTGGTCGAATATTAACGGCTTTGGCAACTCCATTAGTAAGACTGTTTGATATGTTCATGGACGTGGTTGATGCGGTGCTTACATTCGACGGTTCATTGAGGGGATTACTGAACATATTTACTACACTTTTCTCTTTTGTAATGGAAGCAATAGTTCTATTCAGTGGGGTTGGATATGCCTTGAGGACTCTCGGTGTTTTCTTTGAAGGGACTAATGAAACAGCGTCTAAGTTCTTCCACACTTTAGCCGACTTCGTAGGGTTCGGGAAGGGTCTCGCAAAAATATTTGAGAAGATTGGCAAAAGGTTGCCCGGTTTAGGACGTATGTTCCGAGGCGCGGCTGGTGGTGCAGGTAGTTTCTTGAAGAGTCTTAATTTCTTAAAGCGTCCAATCAACTTCATAACGAACAAAGTTAATGCTTTGAAAAGCGCAGTCCAACAACTTGGCAACGTCTTGAAGAATAATCGTTTCACAAAGTTCTTCGGCAGAGTAAAAGACTCATTACTCGACCCACGTAGTGCAGATGAAATAGCCAAATCTGTTAATATGTCAAACAGAAGTACATTAGGAAATGCTTTGGGTAACAGAGGTACGGGCGGAACAGCCGGAATGACCCAAGAAGAAATCAATGCGGCGTTATTGGCTAGAGGAATAGAACCTACCCCAATGCCTTTGTTCGCTAAAGGTGGTATTGTTAGTAAACCAACAGTAGGTATGATAGGTGAAGGTGGAGACCGAGAAGCAGTTATACCTTTGACAAATGACAAACTCAAACAAATAGGGGCAGGTATCGCTAGTGCAAGCGGTGGTATGGGTGCTAACATATCATTTGGCGATATTGTGATTAACGGTGATGGGTTGAACAAACATGAGATACAGGCTATGATTGAACGTGAACTGCCAAAAATCATCAACCGTTCAATGAGAAGAGGGGCGCAGGGGGTTATCTGATGGCACGTTCAACACAAAATATTGACAAGCCCTTCTCTCGTATTAAGAACGGTCTTGCTGAACTACAACCAATGTGGCCCGCTTTCGTAAAAGCCAACGGTGGTTTGACCGTTGACCCTCAAATATTTCACTCAAAGTTCGGACCTACAACCGCGTCTCTAAGCGGCCTCGTAGATGACGTTGCCAATACACCCGGTATTCGAGTCGAAGCAATCAATGATGATGGAACAGATGTAACCACTGAACCAACTCTAACTATCTCTGGCTCTGGTGGCTTCAAGCCAATCTGTACGCTTACTCATGCTGATGCTACTAAGACATCAGTCTTTCTTATTGCTCCAACATCTGCGCCTACTGATTCATTCGGTCTCTATGACACTGACTATACTGCTGAGAAGAGAACAAGTCCAATGCAGGGTGAGAACAATGTAGGATTTTCAGAACATGTTCGAGATAATGGTCCGTACCCAGTTTTTATGACGGTTCAAGAACTTGCTGAGTTTATTGACGACTATCGTCATGTCGGTCAACTTAATGCTAGTAAGCCTTCATTCTTACCACATGGCGTTACAGGTAGACCAACTGGAGAAGCGGCAGATGTATTGTTGACAACTGCGAACCCCGCACATGGGGCTGACCCTCGTATTGTGTGGATGGTAGATACCAACAGTGAGTCTACATTCGGCCATGATGACATACCTGCAACTTCTCCTTACAGAGCAACTGTTTTCCACCCAATGTTGCTTGACGTTAATCAGTTTCACAAAGATATATCCGGTGCTTCAACAAAAGTATCAAGTGGTATAAGAAATGGGGGAACATCTGCATCATATTTCTCTAATGGAATTACTAGATATGACTCTGACCCAACTGGGCTTGATTCTTCAACTATCAAATACAAAGTATTCGGAAAATCTGGAGACCACTTAACGGGTCTCCTTCATGCGAACCTTCATGCTAACTTACCGAACAGTAATTATTTCCAATCGTTTGATTCATCAGCAGTGCCTTCACCAAAATATAGGATGAAGATGGCTTTGGCTTGCTTCCTAAAAGATGGTGTTTACTCATTGAATGATGGTGCTATTGTTCCATACAGTTACGACCAAACAAGACACATTGGTGGAACAGTAACAAGCACACTGTATTCAGTATGGGATGGTCTACAAGGTTATGGCAGTGAAGATGATGGTAGTTATTTTTCGGGTGGTTATCTTGAAACCGATGACTGCTCGGCTCAAATATTTCCATTCTTTGACTTCACTCAAGGACCAATTACCCCTTCCGCTCAAAGCAACAACTGGACTAACGAACAGATGACTTCTAGGCATACGACTAATGCAAATACAAATGGTGTATTGAACACTGTTATTGCTCCACCGCCTCATAGAATGGCGATATTAGGAATAAAGAAATCGGGGTCAACAATCACCGTCTTTTGCGACCACATGGACACCACTGAACAGACTCTTCTACCTGCGGGGACACCTATCTATTTAGAAGGCTTAACAGGCAATCTCGGAACTACTAACGATGCAACATTCCCAAGCGCAGAGAATAAACTATGGCCGGATAGATGGGGGTTGAGAGGCAACCAAGATGGTACAACTTATGATGATTCAATCGACTCTACTGATGTAGGGCGTTCCTATAATGGATGGTGGATAACTAACGCTGATGCTACAATAGAGACGGGTAATTCAGACGCGGCATGGCAAGCCGCCGATGCTCCGGCAGGTATGTATGATAAGTCCGGTCAAACAGTAGCAAATGGTTATGGTGGTACAACCCGTTCTTTCGTTGCCTTTACATTCAAGACTGCATTGTTTGAAACAGGAACGGCTTTGAATGAAATTATATTATTCAATAGAGGTGATGCTTACCTAAGAAGAGGTATGGTTGGTGGTTCAGAACAGAAATACTTTCACACTCCCGATGCAGATGATGATGCAACAGCAGGGAACATCTTTGGAATTGAGAAAAGAAATGCCAACGCCGAAGGAAGTCCTTCACATTCAAAAATCGGAACTGGTTTCCAAGTTGGTGTTTCACAAATGGACAGCAATGTTCCGGCAAGGAGTTCCGTAGATGCAACTTACCCCGGTCGACCAACAATCGGTGAGAGAAGTTTACCTTCGGTTGATGGAAAACATAGAGATGGAAAAGTTGTATTACGTTCGATTGGTATAGTTACTAAAGATGTTGAAGGTAAGATATTGTCTGCTCCGAATAGATACAATGAAGGTGATGGTGGTTTACGTATTCCGTCTCCATTGGGGTATGATTTGTCGGATAGATACATTACTGTAAGTGGCGACTATACTGATAGATTGAGAGCCGATAGTGGCTTTCCAAGAATGAATGGAGAGTATGGACATGACAAGTGGTTGTTCCGAGGTGTAAGCACACCATTCTGGTCTTATACTGATACTAACACTGGTCGCCGAGCGTGGGATTACATTAAGCCAGTGGGAACTGCTCTTACTACAAGTGGAACTTGGACGTATGGTAGAAACCGTCCTTGGCCGGGTCATGAACGACTTGGAACTAGATTATCTATGAGTCCTACGTTGTTACGTAGTGCCGACCATTCTGCAACTTGGACAGATAGTGTATCGGGAGATGTTGTTCCGGCTAGAAGTGCAACTACTAAGTATGGGCTTTCAGAGATGGCGGCATCTCCTATTTTTCTTGACGCTGAGATTACTGCGTTCTTCCCTGCTAGACCAAACAGAATGATTATGGTTGAGTTTGATAGTAATGAAGAACATCCAGTATTCGGCAGACATTCTATGGTCATGGACACCCCTGCACAGAATTATGGCATGGGGTTATCGCCTGTTTGGGATGGGAATACTAGTGGCATATCTCAATTAGGTGCAACAAAATCAGTGAGTGGAACTGCATTGACTGTTCCAACTGATAGTGCTAAGAGATTCTACACTAGGTTGACAGCCGCCCAACATAATGGTGAGAATGCGAATGGTTGGCGTGGTGGGTACTTCGATTCGGACGACGTAGACGTAACGGGTGGAACAGTGAAAACTGTACCCGGCCTACATAATATGAAGAGGTTGTTTTGGAATCATACACCTAATGCTACTGGTAATAAATCAGCAAGTGTAGGGGGCTTTGACATACTGAATAAGGACGCACGTGTCAAGGCTGATAACGCCTTCCCAACCGCTTCAATATACAACAGATGTGGAGTATGGATGACAGGTGGCCTTCCTCACTTAACAACAAGTGGAACATGGACTGGATTTGTTGATGTGGATGGAGATAACACATTCAATCTACCCGGCACTGGTGGATTTGGTAGATTATCAAATGGTTTTGGAACTTCAAATTATTTCACATTCTCGGAAGGCACTAACACATTAAGGACAGTCTTTAATTCAAAGGGAATGACCTTCCTTTGGAATGGAGAAGTTGTTGGAACTGACCCATCATGTAGAACTCCGGTTTGGGCTATGTCAATCAAATCTTGCGACATAGCAACATTCCCAATGAGAACTCCAATCGCTCATCCATCTTCTACAACCGACCACTGGGCGAACCATTGGGCTGAGGGCGACCCTGCGGTAATGAACACTGGAACAAGAGATTACAACCGAGATGATAGAGTTGCTTTTACAGAACATCAAGGTGGAAGGTACACTCTTTACCTTGATGAAATGGAATATTCTTCATCGGGGACTATACTAGATTTAGTGGCATCTGCTAGTTTCGACACTGACTCTACATTGAATGCCGCTATGATTGCCCGCCTAACCGACTTAACCGCAACCGAAGCACACTTTGTAGCATTTGACTCAACCGACCTTTCTGCGACACCAATAGCAATAGGAAGGCAAGTCGTTACATATACTGCTTCACCTGCAAATATAACTATCAACACGGGTACTGCTACATATATCTACGGGAGTTCGGGTGTATTCATTAATGGTGCAAGTTATTATGTTCTTGTTACATTACAAGGAGAGCCAATCACACCCGATTCAATGCCGATTACATCATTGAATGGTTTTACACAATCAAGTTATGCCATACCCGAATATCCCGCAAGAACTCTTTTACACGTACCTACTGACCCTACGGAGTTCCTTGACTCAAATGGTGAAATAACCCGGTTGACGAATCCAACTTTGCAGAAATCGAATCAAGATTTACAAATCGACTCTATGACATTACGTCAATTACCAACAGGGGGTATGCTACCGTTCACTGTTGATTCAATTAAACAACAACCTTCGACAACAGTGGCAAGATATACTAAACTGAATATCTATGCTACGAACATCAACAAGACAAAAGGGATGGATATTCGAGTTACTTTACTAGAGCCACCAACTGTTGTTACAATAGACCAAGAGGCTTCTACAACAATAGATGGATTCATAGACAGACAGTTGGACTACACTGGTGGAATAGGAACACTAGACTTGACTGGTTTGCCAAGCAGCGTGGTCGCTAGTGGTTTCGTCGTGAGGTTTAACTTTTATATACCTTCCGTTTCTGAAACCTTACTACATCCTATAGACTGGTCTGCCATTCCTTGTATTACTTCATGGGATGTTGAGTATGATGAGAAGCCGACAGTCGATGTAGCAGTTGTTTCAAACTCATACGACGGCAGCACTGCGACAAGCGTAGGCTCAAGTGATACATCATTCACAACCAAGGTAGGGCATGTGATAACATTCAGAGTTACAGGTGTTACAACAGACGCAAACCGCCTCATCTCTGAGTTTAAGGTTGAGTACGGTGATGGTACAGATAGTGGATGGGTGAAAGTAAATACCCCTGCAACAAGTATAACTCAAGATATATCCTATGTTTATACAACAACATCTGGAACAAGAGAAGTCAAAGCGTATGTCAAAGATGATGTAGGTAACGAATCACTTGTTTCGGACCCTACAATAACTTACACTATTGTAAATGCTGAACCTATTGCTATCCTTAGAGCGATACCAACAATGGTAAGGGCGGGACAAGCAATTCGACTTGACGCAAGTTCTTCGTACACGATAAACAGTACAGCAACTTTGTCTACCTACGCATTTACATTTGGTGATGGCTCATCAGCCGTGTCTGGTGCAACATCTTACAATGACCATACTTACGCGGAAGCAGGTGAGTTCCTTGCTACACTTGTTGTTACAGATTCAAACGGCACATCGTCTGCCACTGCTAAGGTAGTTGTGAAAGTATTACCTGCAACATTAATCATTCCACTAACATTGAATACAAAGCCTTCGTCTTTCAGTAGAAGGAGAGTTGCTACCTTTACTCAAACACCCGTATTAGATGCTGTTTATCCAGAGGTAACAGATAGAGGGCAAAGAGTTGATGAGTTTGAAATGCAAGGAGTATTCCTCAAAGAGACTGAGAATACTGACATTGAGTTTATGGAAGAGTTACTACAAAGTGGTGCTTTAGTTGAGTTTGAATATGAAGCAGTTAATTACTCCGGCCAAGCAACTAACAAGACCTTTGTAGGAAGAATGACTTCATTCAACTATCAACGTCAAGGCGGCAATGTGGGACAGACACCTTACACTGCTGTATTCGTTAGAGAAGCAGGTCTGGGGGCATGATAGATGGCTTATTCCCCAGTGGATATGAGACCGCCTGTTGGTGCTGAACCGGGTCTCCCTTTGACTTCTATTGTTAATGCGGCAGGTACATTTCGCAACACATGGTCTCCTTCACAACCACCTACAACAAACGACTTACTGCTAAACATTTCTCCCCCATCTCTGAATAGTGAAATGGGTTGGCTTGAAACATCTCAAATAGAAAACATAACAGTAACGGGTTCTCATCATAGTAACACTGCAACTAGCGTTTCAGTTTCGGGGACAGTCATGACTTTCACCGAAGCAGGTAGGTTCGGGGCGCATAGTAGAAGAACTGAAACAGGTAGCCAACCTGCTAACCATACTTTTTCTATCAAGAGAGATACAACTTCGATACCTGCAACAGATAATCAGTTGACTCTGGGTAGAACTACAACTAACGGCGCTCCTTTGAATATCGCTCATTACGCAGCAACAGTCCTTCCATCGAACGGGCTTGGGATTTCATTCGGGTCGTTTCACAACACCGCATATTCAGTCATTGGTTTCGTAGCAGACCGCTCAGATAAGTCGGTAAGTGATATGGCTATGTTTGATAGAGCAGAAGAGAGTGGGGCAACTTCTTCATACTGGGGGATTAACTTAGGCGCAAGACAAACCGTATTGGCTAGTGGTACATCGTTAACTTCCCCAACAAGCACTGAATCTGCTACTGAAACTTCTAACATTCTCACTAACTATTCAACCATTCAAGTTCCGAGAGTTGTTGAGGGCAGTGATGCTTTACCGTATTCCATTGGAGCAGTTGAAAGAGGTAATCACGTTGTTGTAGATTCATGTGGTCTTGTTGGCTACGAAGGTGCGTTAGTTGTTACTGCGTTTCATAGTGTGCCAGAGAGTGAATCGGATGAAACATATTCGGGGTTGAATGTTCAAGTTCATTCGGGTCAAACCCTACTAAGAAATGGTAAGTGGTATGACGATTCTTCCTTAGCCACTGGTTCACGATATAACTACACAGACGGTACTCCTATATTTCCACTACAAGAAGCACTAGGAACTGCTGCTAGACGCTCCGGTCAATCTGGAGATACCAATGACAACCAAACTACATTTATGACAGGAAGGAACATTAGAACCGCTCCTAGTACGAGTTATGGAACTTCAACAATCAGCAGTCGAACATCTGTTCAAGCACAGGCAGGTGGAAGAATATATGGAGACATAACAGGAACAGGGGCTTGGACTAAGACAACTGCAATATCCTCAACCTTCCTTGCTGATAAAGTTCCAACCCGTGTCAAAGTTGTTCCTTCGATTCTTCGATATGAGAATGTTACAGTCGAAGGCGTTTCATTTAGAAAACCAATTGTTGACTATCATATTTTAGTATCAGTTGTTAACACACCCAAGGGAGTTCTAGCAGGTGGAACAGTTGACTATACTAGGGGCGCACCAACATTAGCCCAGTCTCACATTCGAGCAAATTATTCCGAAGATAGCGTAACAATTTATCATGCTATATTCAGACTCGACCCAACACTTACAGGTGTTAAATTAGGAACTACCGCTCAAGCAAAACAAGTAACACAATCTGCATGGGGGTTACATCAGATGACACCATTCAGACCCTTAGCAAATCCATCATGGGCGAGAATACCAAAGTTATGTGGCACAGTAGAACCCGGTGGATTCTATCAACAGGGTGGCATTTCACATCTATGGGACGCAGATGCTTACGGTGGAGAGTTGCTTGTAGGGGCAGATGCAATCGACGCTTCGGACTTCAACTCGGCAGTGTGGGGCAACGGGCAAGTATGGGCTGATGGTGGTGATGGAGCAGCAGGGAATCCTAGAGGTAGTGAACTACTACTATTCAAGTGGACAGCCAACAATGACGCTCTATACACCGAAGATACTACAACTGCAACAAACAATCCATTGTATAATCTATTAGTGGGTAAGTCTGAATCTCTTGATACTAGAACTGGCATTTCTATCTCTGAATATATGTATCAATGGACTATCCACGATTGGGTATTTCCTCAAGTTGAACTAATGAGATACTTAGGTCAAGAAAGAAAAGACCGGGCCAAACACCCGGACCATACATCCTACGCAGCATCGTTACTTCATCCAACATTACATTGTTCGTCATTGCGAATCATGGAAGATGGAAAGATGATGATGGCCGCTATTCACCGAGATATGATATTTAGTAATGGGGAATATCCAACTCCCGACATTAACCCTTGGCCTTGGAATCCCGATGGTTTCTCTAATCCATGCCCGCCGGGTTTCTATTATGATTCATCGGCACGTACATGCAACCCAATAGAAAGTGAACAAAGCGACCCACTGAGCGGCACTGGTGAGGCTGCATTTCAATATCCAGAGCCAGTACAAGACTTTGGAACTTCTAATAATTATACAGGAACAAACTTCGGTGCTGTACCGACATGGGGACAAATGGTCGCTAACTCAAGTGCGAGAAGTCTCATTCTATTATGGTCGGACACCCCTGCAAAGAACGGCAAGGTGCGTAAAGGTAAGGCAATGTTCGACATAAAATATTCAACCGTTGATGGGGCAAGTAAAGGAACACAAAACTGGATAGAAGATGATACATGGTGGAGTGGTTCTCGAATTGCTTACTGGTTTCCCGAATCAGCACAAAGAGCGATACCAATAACATATGGCTCATATCCAGAAGGCCGTTGTTCTCATGCGGTCTTACCTAAGTGTCTCCCTCACATACTAAGTGATGGTTCTATTTTACATGGTTATCCTTACAGACAAATGACTGACCGTGTTTCTTATCTTGGGTATGACACCATTACTACGGAGAAGAGTGGAATAGATACATGGGCTGTTGATAGATACCAACATCTGAGAAAGACTAGATTTATTCCTACAACCATTGGCTTTGCTGATTTCGGCTCATCTGCGAGTCCATACTGCGAGTTTGGATGGGCGGGGTGGGCTTTCCCTGCGGCTCTGTATAACACACGTTCCTATGACACTACGTCGTACTCAGAGGGTGATACAGATGCACCATTCGCGGGGTTGTTATCAACAAATGCTGCTAGGCAATTAGTCGGCCCTCTCGGTGGGTTCTCACATTTCGGCCCTCTTCATTACGGTCTTTCATCTCAAGCACATCCGTACAGAACTGATAGAACTTGGAAACAGGTCCATGCTGGCTTAGGCTACGACATTCCTTTACATCTACTTGCACCGGGTCAAGTCCAAGTCCGAGCAAGAGCAGGTGGAAAAGGAAGTCTCGACTTAGAACTTGAAACTCCATTCTCAAGAACGGACACCCTTCACTTAGAAGGTGCAGCAGGTTTGTTGTCTGGGTTTGATGCAGCAGGTAGTGGCGGTACAATCGGCCAGTCTTACTTGCGTACTAATCTATGGGCTGACACAGGGAGAAGAACAACCAACAGTGGTAATGTTCTTTACAATGATATTCTATTACCGAATGAGTTAACAGGTGGCCCATTCGTTAGTGGTAATTCTTTGTCTGCGTTTTGGGTCAATCATCCAACAGACCACTTCCACGCGGGTGCAATTCCTATTATGACAGGCAGTGATTACGACTGGGATAAAGTCTACACTGCGGGTCAACCACATGTAACATTAGCAAGGGCGCAAGAACTTAGTAAGAAAGACTGGGTTGCTATTGCTGAACAGTTGAAATCATCAACCGAAGTCCATGTATCAAACCACGTAAGACCTTACTGGGATAGTGGTAGTATAGTCAATGCTAGAGGGTCAACACCCTCACAATCTCATGTTACTACAAACCGAGAAGAAATGAATGATAGTGCAAGTGCTACAGGTGCAACAGAAGGGTATCTCGGTAAGGGTCAAAGAATATTAAGAACACCCGATGGAACATTGCATCAATTCACAATTGGCCCTAGCACAAAATTAAATCGAGGGAATCAACCTACGTACGTACATTACACCAAACCACCGGGTTCAGATTTATTCTGGAATCGACATGCGGAAAATCTTGGCTCAACAACAAGTGGCCTCGATGAAGTCTTACTAAACTCAGAGATAGGGAGTTCGGCCTTAGATAGTAATGACAAGATATACGGAGCAGCGTTCGCTTCCGATAGTCTAGGAACAATTCATGCTGTAATAGAAGTGGCAAGAGACGACTCAGCAACAATTACTGGCGCACCGATACGCAGACTATTCTATACATATGCAACTAGAAATATAGTCGCATCTTCACCCGACCATGTGTATAAGTGGGACTGGTCGGCGGTTACACCCGTAAACATCTCGGCAACAAACAATCCGTATTCCACTGGTGATAACATGATGCAGCCGACATTAGTATGCGACTCTAAGGACAGGCTTCATTTGGCTGCGGTACACTTCCGTAACAGTGCTTCCGAATATTCAATCGTGTATTCAATCAAAGAACCTAATGCGAGTTGGGTTGCACTTCCGAGTGGCAGTCCAACAACTTGGGATGATGGGAGATGGGTTTCAGTTGACAATACGACAAGTGGTAGAATCGACTCACCTAAGTTGGCTCTTAGAAGCGACGACATTCCTTTCATCTTCTTTAGAAAAGATAACAACACAGCGAATGCCAAAGTGTATGCTTGTCAAGGAGACTTAGGTAGTGGCACAGTGCATAGTTTCGCTAGTCCACTTTATTTACATGAGAATGATGCTGATGTATGTGATTGGTATGATGCAATCATAAACGAGGAAGATAGAATACTTGTTGTATGTAAGTTAAGTAAAGTCAATGACGTGGTTGCTAATGATGTAATGATAACGGCCATGAATAGTAAAGACGTTCTTTCGTCAACAACTAAAACTGTAAAACATTTATTCCATCCTATCAGCGGAGACCCATTTGATATGTCCAACATAACAATGACAACAAATGGAGATGGTAATACTCACATTGTTGTAAGATGGAGAAGTAACTTAGAATATAGTACAATACCAACACCCGAAGATGATGGCGTATATCCACTCGACTGGCCGAGTGTAAAAGGTGGGGGAATAACTTACTCTGCTACAACTGGTGTTTGGACACAGCGTTCTCACTTCATGGAAATATGGCTTCCATCTTTTGAGTTTGATGCTGCTACTGCTGATGAGAATGTTATCCGTTCTATGAACGTCCGTTGGTTATCTATACCTTCAATCAAAACTGATGGCACAGAATGGTCTATACTAGGTGCTGCTGAAACTCTTGCAGGTAGTGAGGATTTCTCTCACAATGCACCACAGTTACGTTACCAAAGATTTTGGGGGCATAATGCGGCAGACCTAGACTTGGCTTGGACGACTAACCCATTGGCTTGGTACAGAACACCACATGCAGGGTCGTCTTTGTACTGGCCTTGGAGTGGGGCTTTGATAACCCGCATAGGCGACCAAGACAATACTGCCGTCATAGGTACGACAAACCGACATGGGTTTTAGGCTTGTGAAAGTATAGAACAATTAATGTTATATACCAATACCCTTTCCGGTAGAACATGAAAGCAAGAGAATACTGGCAGACACGAAGACAAGAAGGTTGGACAAGAGAAGACGAGACATGGGCTGAATACATCGTTAGAGAGTTAAATATCTCATTAGAGCATTTTGGCCGCTCTGAAAGAGCCGAAGTTAGAGACGACCATGTTTACTTCTGCGGTATGACTGTCTTAGAACACTGGGCTGACTGGTGCGACGACCGCCCTGCATCTTGGGTATGTTCCGACCACACTAAACCTAATGAAACTGTTATCTGGAATCACCGCAGCCACGAAGGTGAAAAATGGTCTGGTAGTTTCAACGTATGGCATCAGTTCGTAATATCAACACTCTGCCACATCGAAGGCACTGGTTGGACTTGCGACTACCGAGACGACGCGGCTTGGGTGTTCGACCCTATCGCTAACCCACCATACGAAAATGCGCGAACAATAAGTGTGCAACAATTGGCTTCACTTATGTCTTAGACTTCGGCGACAAGCACTTCGGTTGTTAGGACTAGCCCTGCAATCGAAGCGGCTGTTTCCAGTGAGTTTTTGACAACCTTGGCAGGGTCAATGACACCCTGTTCAATGAGGTCTCCAAACTCCAACGTCTTAGCGTTTAGACCGTAGTTAGGGTCGTTCATTTCTATGACTTGTTCTAATGCTTCATCACTATCAACACCTGCGTTAAAACACAACTGATGGAACGGCTCTGCTAGTGCGTCATGTACCATCATCATACCTAGCCATTCGTCGCCTTCATGGTCGTCTGAGGCATCTAGTATCTCGTCTCTAGCACGTAGATACATGATAGAGCCACCTACCACTATACCCTCTTGTAAAGCGGCTCTAGTAGCGTTCAATGAATCATCCACACGTGCGATTCTTTCTTTCATCTCTGCTTCGGTTTTACCACCGATGTGTAATACTGCAACACCGCCAGAAATCTTCCCTGCTCTTGCTTTCAATGCCTCTGCTTCCCAATCAGTTTCAGCCTCTTTCGATTGAGCGATTAATGCTTCTTGTCTTTTCTTAATATCACCATCTGTTCCACGACCACCAACTATTGTTGTTCTCTTCATCGAGCAAGTAACTGACTTTGCACCACCTAGTGATTCTATGCCGTTCCTTTGAGTTGACATTCCCTTACTGGCAAAAATCGGAATTGCTCCTACAACAGTGGCAATATCGGTTAGGATTTCTTCACGTGAATTACCAAATGAAGGGGCTTCAACTGCTGCGACTTCTAAGATACCACGTGAACAGTTAAGGGCAAGTGTAGCAAGTGCCTCACCTTCCATCTTTGCTGCGATAATCAAAAGCGGTCTTTTCATTTCTGCTGCATAATTTAGAACATCAACAATTTCTTGAGCGGTTCTAACAATTTCATCGGTAACTAGAATCAATGGTTTCTTCATCGTCGTGGTTTGTTTTTCGGTGTCTGTTATGAAGTGGGCGCTAAGGAGACCCTTAGTAAACTCAAGACCGTCTACAATTTCCAAAGTTGTGTCGAGTCCGTTCGACTCTTCGATTGAAACAATTCCATCTCTGCCAACTTTTTGAAACGCTTGAGAAATCAGAGAACCAATTGCTTCATCGTTATTGGCTGCGATAGTGGCAACATGAACCAAAGAATCATCATCGACTTCGGTAGCCGCTTCTTCGATTGACTTTACTGCTATCTCAACTGCCTTATCGAATCCTTTCTTTATGTGTATTGGGTTACGACCTGTTTTCATTTCAACTAATCCTTTGTTGCATAATGACTGAGTTAAGATAGAGGCGGTAGTTGTTCCATCCCCTGCATTATCTTGAGCCTTACTTGCTGCCTCTTGAATCAGACGAACACCTAGATTTGCGTATGGGTCTTCTTTCATATCAATATCTTTAGCAATAGTAACACCGTCATTAATTACAACTGGTGAGCCAAATTGTCTCTCTAGTATTACAGTTCTAGCAGCAGGTCCGAGAGTTGGTTTAACTGAATTAGCAACCTCATTTATTCCTCTCATCAATGCTTCTCTTGCTTCTTCACCAAATATTGACTTCTTCATTCAACCACCCCTATTATGTGCATTATCTTCACCATCAAGCAAACATTTCCATTCCACTGTACGGAAGTCCCACAGTCTTTTTCTATCAAAACAACAGCGCCTTTTTCGTATGGGCTTTCTCCACTAAAAGGAGTAATTTCTTCTATCACTCCAAAGCCATATGACGCTGCTTCGTCTTGTATAATTATTCCACTTGTTGTTGTTTGTTCGGGAATCCATCTCTTCACTAGGGCATATCCTTTTGTCGGTGTTAGAACTTTCACAAGTGGTTCGAGTCTTAAGTGTAATATTAAGCATACGGTAAATAACTTTACTTTACCGTCTATAAGCATGGATGAGGAAGCCGAACGGTATGTTCGTATCGTTAGAGACCCCGATGACGATGAGTTCGTCATTACTCCGCCGGATAATCTCAAAGACTTTGTTGAGGAACTAGGGCAAGACCCACGTAGGCCGAGAACGGCAATTGCTCGATTCGTTTCTCGAACATGGGCGGAAGTCCAGTGGTTGAATTATAGAGCAAGAGATACGGTCGCTGAACACTCTATGAATGTCAATGATAAAGAAACCATAAACAGACCCGCCCACTATCCAACAGACTTCGGTCTTGGTTTAATCCCACACCCCGATACAATGACCAGTCTTTCAAATGTATGGTCGACAGCCGGACCAACAACTCACTGTTATGCTAATCTCGCATCACCAAAACCATTCGACCCTCATCTTCACAACGGCTACACCGGGGCAGATGATGGGTTCGGTTATCTCTACGCATCTGCGTCGATATTCCCAGACCAGTACGATTTGACAAGCAGACGCGGCGGTGGACCAAGAGGCGGTTTTGCATTTACAACTGGACCAACAGAAGGCAATTATCCAACATCGGTTCTACCGAGTCCAACATTTAACTTAGGTAAACTCGGTTATAGTAACGGCGGTTGGAATCCCGAAGGACTTCAATGGATGAATAGACCTAGGCAATTTCAACTAGGCAACCTAAGAAATAATTGGCCTCACAAAGTATTCTTCGTTAGGTCAAGACAAGTCTTTGGTCGAACTATCTACGGTCAAATATCAGAGGATGAAGCGACACCTAAAACACCAATTGTAATGATAAATGGTAGTAGACCATTACACGGAGTAAGAACAATTAGTTCCAAAGATAATCTAAACACACCGAGAGAATTAACAATCACTATTTCATCAGTTGCGGGTAGAAGGAGTGGCGTAGCATCCATAGGTGAAACAATTCAAGTCCATCTTGCTCCTAGAATGTGGTCTAACCCACCATTGATATTCACTGGATATGTAGCAGGGATTGAAGAATCATCTGAAAGTATTCGATTGACTTGTCTTGACGCACTTGGATTCTTGACGAATGAATATATCACCGAACAACCTGCACACGCAAATGGAAATATTGCTACCCTCATCAAGTCCATAGTTGCTAACTCATCGTACAATCCACCTATTGCTCGTATCATCTCTGACTTGTCATTTACATTACCGACTGGGTTGAAGTTCAAAGGAAAAACAAGACTCGCAGCAATCCAAACTTTGCTGAGTTTTGTGAACTCTGGGCCAATACAATATCAAATCTACGCAGACGCTTATGGTTACATTCACGTAGCCAAGAAAAAAGAATTGCACGATTCTACATTGACACCTTACACAGCAGGTCGTGTTCCAAAGACATTAGTTCCTCTCGACTTTTATCCAACAATGATTGAAAGAAATGCAAACGATGATGACTTCTTCAACAAAGTTACAATTGAAAATGAAGGGTTAAACATTAGTGCGACTGTTTCATTAGGTTCAGAAAGACCTGTTCATAGATACATCAAAGACGACAGTGTTACGACCGTTGCACACGCTGAAACTCTCGGCAGACAGATATTGATGAGGCAAGGAATTGCTTACAGTCAATGGATAGTTGAGGGCTTGCCAGAGCGATTTGATTTGAGAGCGGGAGACATAATGGACTTTGCATCTGTTGACGGTGGATTAGCAGGTCGCCAAGAAATATTTGACGTGAATTGGGAATACTCAACAACTGATTCTGTTATGACAATTACAGTCGGTAAACAACCATCAGATATAGCAGCAACTATGAGGTTGGCTTCGAGTTTAACGGTGCAGTAGTCTGCCCCGAATAGTGTACTCGCATTGGTTGTCTATCGGGACAGACCACCCCTTGTATCACAGGGGTGCTGCGTTAGAAGCCGCCCCATCTCATTCATCACGTTAGTAGGCTTCATGTGCCTAGGGGCAGTTGTGAGGCGTTGTTTCCGCCGCCTCGCTTCTGTATTGGGGGCAGTGTATTTACTTATAAAGGTTTGCATGTATATAGTGTAATCATCCTATGTGAACAAAAAGGGGTCATCATTAGAAGTGTTTCCCCGTAGGGGGAAACCCTTCTACAAGAATTAATACAATTCCAATACCCCTTACAGGCACACACATACAAGGGTAGTGTATGTGTAACATCACTAGGGGAACACTCATCATTAAATCCCTATAGGCATAATGTTATATACCCTAACCCCTTCCGATAGAACATGAGCAACCGCATCACGGAACTAATAACACAAATCAGAGAACTACCGGACAGGCCAACTTTAGAACCCGGAGACTGTTACATGCAAAGGTACGGAACAACATCCGTACGTGTATGGTCTTACAGAGTACGCCCACTTACATCAGTTGGAATCCCACGCAACTTAATCACATCAAGAGTTTCATACCACAGGGTCAACCAAGGTAGAAGCCGCTTCCCCGACACCATTTACGACTTAGAAGTTGAAGTGCCTCACAACACATCAGCAGACGACCGCGACTGTATATGTGGCTGCAATCAACTAACAAACGAATTGTATGCTGAGTTGCAGAACGAGGGCTTTAATGTCTACTGGGGCGGTAGAACCCACTGGTTAGACCGTTGAATTAATAATGGTGGGGGAACACCCCCCAATTACCTCGACGGTTATACCTCAACATACGTTGCTCATGTATGAAGTCGAGGGATGGATGTCCGTCGGGGCGGGTTTGTGTTATTTCCCATAATAATTGCATCCATCTCTCGCACCTCTAATACAACTCTCATTATATTGGTGGGGTTAATCTGATTCATCATGGCCGTCGTAAGAATCAACATTCCCAGTAAATCAAAACTACCGAATCTTTGGGATGAGATACAACCGGATTTCCCAATGCCTTCACCGAGAAAGTTTCAGAATGAAGCACTATCAGTTATCTATCACGCATTGAAGAAAGATGACTTCGACAACATAGTCATTCAAGCCCCTACTGGAATAGGGAAATCAGCCATAGCCATGACCGTTCAAGCACAGTTTCAGTCTGCTTACTTACTGACTCCGAGCCTCGGCCTCGCGACACAGTATCTTGCCGACTACGGTCATGTCGTGAAAGAAGTGAGGGGTCGTTCAAACTTCCCATGTTGGGTAAAGAGCGGGACTGCTGACGGTGCGCCATGTTGGACGAAGAGAGGTGGCTCTTGTCCTCATTCAAAAGAGACCGACCCCTGCCCCTACTACGAACAGAAGTTTGCTGCCTCTGACGCACGAATCACCCTATCCAATCCCGCTTATCTATTTAGGGTCATACAGGGCGACCCTAGATTTGAACAGAGAGACTTCGCTATCATAGATGAGGCTCACAGGATGGAAGGTTTTCTTCTTGACCTTCTCGGCACTAGAATATCAGAAAAAGACTGGCAACAAGTACATGGTCCAAAATGGAACTTCCCAATGCACTATTACCCCGCCGACTGGCTTGATGATGTAAAGGACTTCGTGAAGTCTTGCGAAGCACATCTCAAGGCCGCAGAAGATGAAGAGAATGACCCCAAGATAAAGTCGTTCCGTAGTATCTTAGAGAAAGGAACTACGATTCTCACACTCCTACAACAACCGGACAACGTGGTCGTCAAAATGGATAAGACAAGATTCGGTAGGTTTGTTGAGTTTAAGCCAGTGCGAGTACGTGATTATGCAGTTGATATGTTGAACTCAGTTGCGAGAAAAAGAATCTTCTTGTCTGCTACTATACTTGACGTAGACACGTACCTTCATTCTATGGGACTTGAGGACCAAAAAACTCTCTACGTCAACGTAACTGAAAGTCCATTCCCAAAAGATTGTTTCAATATTCATTATGCTCCAGTTGGTTCTATGTCATTTTCAAAGAGGGATTCAACTATTCCAAAGCAAGTCAAAGCAATAATCGGAATAATGGAGAAGTACCCGAACAAGCGTGGTGTAGTTTTACCTCATACACATTACATAAGGAAGGGCATAGTTGAAGGCTTGAGAGCCGCAGGTTATGGAGACCGAATTGTAACTCATGATTCAGATGCGGGCGGTCGAGATTCAGCCATTGATTATTTTATGACAAGCAAAGAAAACAACCTAGTTTTAATCTCGACTTATGTCAATGAAGGGTTTGACTTCAAAGGTAAACTAGCCGAGTGGTTGGTATTGTGCAAAGTACCGTATTTACCCGTCATAGACCCTGTTATATCGACGCGATTACTAGAGGACGAACATGCGTGGCGTAGGCAGTATGAAGGCACTGAGGATTGTCCATACGAGCCACCTAGTAAGTATAGTAATGGGATGTGTGGTTCGTTTGCTTGCCCTGCTCCTTGTAAGAAATGGTACAACCTTCAAACTGCCTTGACTATCGTTCAAGGTGCGGGTAGAATAGTACGTTCACCAAAAGACAAGGGACAAATATTCATCTTGGATTCATCGTGGGCTAGATTTCAGAGGATGAATGCAGGTATGCTTCCGGCTTGGTTCAGAAACAATATCGGACCTATGCCAACATGGTTAAGGAGACACGTAGGATGAACAAAAAGAAGATGATATTCGCAAAACGCAATCCGCAATTCAAAACAGAGTTGAAAAGTAAGAGAGCGATAATGTGTTTTGTAATGCACGAAAACGGAGAACCGTTATACAAATCAGCCGAGGCTCTTTGGAGCAAAGTCAATCGACAGTATCAAAAACAAGGTTATGTCAACAACAAAGCATGGATAGAATGGATAAGTTTCCGAGAGTTATTTTGGGACAGGCTTGTTGAATCTCATAGCGAATGGATAACGACACGTGAGGACATTCAAAGATATGCCACGATAAGTAAAAGAGCATCTATGATATTGGGGGAAGAGGAATGACAAGATACCTAATGAATAGGACAATACCGAACAAAGTCCTTGCTCCTTCGACTGAATCTCAACCTGCACGTGAGTGTGAAGTGGTGGGTTTGTTCACCCTACCCGAATGCCCTAACTGTAAAAGAAAAGGTCCAGTTGATTGTATGGCTCTAGCACCGGGCAATATGTGGCCGAATAGCGTAGTTGTATGTGGAGACAATGACTGCGGTTTGTATTGGTCGCTAGTATCACAATTCCCACCGGACACCAAATGGCGGTCTGATGTAACACCTTAATAGGGTGAGGATAAGGAGAGTGGGAATATGGTTCATGTAAGACAGTCAAATGAGAATGCAACAGTGTATCACGTTGAAGAGATTGGCTATGATGTAGTCTTGACTTTCCTATCTGCGACAAAAGGCCGCATGGACTTCTCTGTATCTCTGAATGACGAACCTAGAGGCAAAGTCAATGTTCTATCTCAATACAGTATCAAACGTCTAGCAAAAGACTGTAAAATAAAAGATGAGGATTTCCAAACTAACATGTTGAAAGCGGGTCTTATTCTAAAAGATGGAGAATACGAAGCAGCCGAGTTTGTATCTGCTGAAAAGAAAGAAGCCGAATCATTGTACGGAGATATAGAAGATAAAGACGTGAACGATTTCCTTGGAGATACTAACTTACTCGACAAGGTGAATACAATACTCCACGAATCAAGAGACATGCCGTTCGTAGGTGATGACGCTAATCTTATTCTCACATTCCTAGTCATGCTATCATGTAAGACAGATGCACCATTGAATCTCGAATTGATAGGTCAATCCGCGTCGGGAAAAACATACATGACACTCACTGCTAGAAACGGTTTTCCCAAATCAATGTGCATGGTATTAGCGGGTGCATCGAGAGAAGCAATGAAGTATGACTATGATGAAATTGATGAGGACGGCAACTTCATTGTCAACGTAGATGGGAAATGTATTATCATCTTGGAGAAAGACGAATCGTTTGCATTCATTCAGAGGATGAAACCTCTCATGTCGGGAGACGATAAGGAACTCATTTGGAAAACACCAATGAAAAATGAAATGACAGGAGAGATTGAGACTAGAGATTTCATTATCAGAGGACAACCTGCTTTCATTACATTAACAACACGTAATCCAAAAGAACAGGAACAAATCACAAGACAACTTTTGATGACACCTCAAACATCTGTAAGTAAAGTTGGAAATGTTGTTCGTAATCAATTGATGGCGAAGGCTCGACCAGAAACTTTCACCGTGAATCCATTGGTTCATACTTTACAAGCATCTATGCTATCCCTTAGAAAGAACAGAGTACGAAATATATTCGCACCTTTATTGGCTGAGTTTTTCCCATCGAGAAATGCTCAACATCAGAGGGACGTGAAAAAAGTCCTATCAGTAATCGACGCAGTTACGTTATTACATAGTCATCAACGTCCAACACAGACTGACAAAACAGGAACATACATTCTATCTTCTATCGAGGATAATATTGTTGGCTTGTTATTATGCGACATTGTACTTCGTGCTTCATTGTCGGGTGTACCGGACGATGCGTGGAATACATTCTTGCAGATGCAAACAATGGCAGATTCAAAACGCCGACTCACAATTGATGCTATTCAACAGTGGTTAAACCTTCACGCATTCTCGGTTTCAAAATCTCAAATCAAGGAGAAGCATTTGCCTACATTAGAAGACGCGGGTCTCATCGAAGTTGCCAATCGAGGTGGCGGTCGAGGTGGCGGGCGAAAGACCTACAAGATAGTTAAGTCAAGAGAAGGACTACTAGATACATATGCACTTACGCCATTATTCATAGAGGCGGTTCGAGATAATCTGAAAGATGTAATCGCAGACTTTTCAGATGTACTTGGAACATCAGAACGAGCGAAATCAATCCGGGCATTAACAAAAAACGAAGGTAAGATACTCCGTAGCATCGGATGTAAAACCAAAGAGGAATCTGAGATTTGGCGAAGTCTATTCTTGCCGAATTATTTCAGAACAATAAGCAAAGGTAACTTACTATGGAAGATAATAGGAACGTCTGATAATCGAGATGTCTTATACTCCGGTCAAGCATGGTTCGATAATACTTGGGAATCAAAGGCTACCGAGAAACTTGAGGCTAAGAGAGAGTTGAGAGAGGAAATGAGAGTTACCACAATGAAAACAGCCGACATAGATAATGACTCCCTTTGGGATAGTTTGATGGAATCCCACCTAGAGGACTTAGAAGAATGATGACGCTCTTTATATGGGTGGGGATTTCTGACTTTGAATATGCCGTCAAAGACCGCTAGTAAAACAAAGAAATTGCCAAAGAACGTACAGAGCCGTTTACAGCCCTACATTGATAGGGGTGTTCAGAACGGTATTTTCGTGGATGATTCTCCAGTCGTCGACCTTTTCTCAAGAAAAGCAAACGACCCGAATCTACGTGAAACAATTCAAGCATTAGGTGGAATGAAATCACCTGCCGCTCAAGGATTCGTAACTGATTGTGTCCTTACTGATTTGTCTAACATCCTACGTCAAAAATCGTACACTGCTCATATGGATGTATGGGAAGTTGCTCACCGAACAGTCGGAATCGCAAAAGGAAATCCACGCCCAGTATGTTTCATATATGGTCAAGCCGTTGTTGAAGATGGCGATGCAGTCATGGAACCTGCAATGTTCAGTATGTCTCTATGGGACGACGACGCTGCTCTAGCAGATGACCTTGTAAGAGGCTCTTGGAAGGCTGCTGTATCATGCAGAAACCTAGACGCTGAAATGCTAGACCTAAGACCATTGACAGGCTTAACAGCGTTCAATGAGGAAGAATACGACCACTCACCCGCTGAGGACGTTCTACGTAACTTGTATGACGTTACAGACATAGCAGACTTAGAGGACGACATCTCAAGAACACCAAGAGACTACCGTCTAGTTGAAGCGACTGTATCATATGCAGGGGTTCAAACTTCAAGGACTGGAAATCAATTCGGTAAAGTCTTACTAAAGGACGAATCAACTATGACTATGGATGCAATCGAGAGCGGTGAAAACCTAATGCTCAACTGTATTACTACACCCGACATTGCATCTCGATATGGTCGATATTCAAGAATCCTAGCACTCATTACAACCAAAGTAAATGGTGAATACGGACTATCCGCAAACCTAGAAATCGCAGTCGGTCTAGTGGTTGTTGAACCACCAAAGCCCGAAGTACCCGAAGCAGTAGCAGGGGACGACGGCGCAGACGACGCAGCAGATTATTTTGCTGACGACGATGACGAAGAAACACAAGACTCCACAGTTGAAGAAACCGTTGAAGAGACCGCAACAGACGGCTCTATTGAGGCGGAATCTGACACGGAAACTGTAGAGGGGGATGCCAAATCTCACGAAGCCCCGTCAACTGATGACGACTGGGACGACTGGGAGTAAGCAGTTTAATTAGGTGGAGAACGGAGAGATTCATATGGTAAAATCAGCAAAGAAGAAAACCGAAGCCTACGCTAATTTGATTGCATCTTGTGATACAGGAGATTCAATGGTGAAGATAAGACCACGCCACATGAAACTGCAAGGTTTCAGCGGTGCGGGTAAATCCACTTTCTCTCTGAAACATTTTGCTTATCATAGTGAAGGTCGAGACCCTTCTGAATGCTTGATGACGATTATTGACTGCGACCTTGAAGGCCAAGCCGACTTGGTAGCACGTGAAGATATTCTACCACCGTCTCTCCGTTCTCGCCTATACCGTAAGGTATGTCGTAACCCACAAGAAGTCAATGATATGGTTCTAGCATTCATTGATTTACATAGACAACACGCTGCTGAATATCCAGACGGCGTTCGTGTAATGGTTATGGAAAATGAAGGAGCATATTACCTATCATGCCGTGATTACTATTCACAAGAAGTACACGGTAAGTCCGAAGGTGAACTATTACTTGCTAGACAACAACAAGCAGTAGCAGAAGGGAAAAAGACACTACCTGCATTCGCAGAAGGTCAAATGCACTCTTACAAAGTAATCAACAAATTATTTTTCCAACCATACGAGAGACTCAAAATTGGTGGAGAGTTGTATAACTATCACTTCTTATCTACGGTACTACTTAGACAATATACCCAAGACTACGGAACTGCAAACGAGAAACAAGTGGTTTCAGCAGCGGGCAGACCAGACCAAACCGACCCTCTCTTTGATTGGATTATTGAACTATCTCAGCAACAGCGAACCAAAGGCGGAGAGACACAAGTAAGACACACAGCGCATGTAAAGAAATCACGTGCTTGTAAGCCATTCAGAATAGACAACCCAACACCAGAAAGATTCTGGGATGCCGCTAAAAAGCAGGGGATGAACTGAATGATGAAACACCCTGCATGGCTAATGTGGTCTGAGGCTATTCCATCAGATGTCATTGATGGATGGGTTGAGAAGTGTGTCAAACTTCCTGTTCAAAAAGCGTCTACTTTCAGAACTGGAGAAGATGGTGATGATGAGAATGACGGACATAGAAAAACCGATATTCGATGGGTCCCAAATGATGATGTTTACAAAGAATTACATAACACAGTTTGGGAATATGCTATGGCAGCAAACCAACACTTCGGTGTCTCGGTTTCAACATTACCGCCGCTACAATTTACAGAGTATTCAGATGTCGGACATCATTATGATTCACACCACGATATTGACTACATGAGACAAGATGGTCGCCACAGGAAATTAAGTATCGTTATACAATTGACTGACCCCGATGAATACGAAGGTGGAGAATTAGGATTCTCTCATACTGCTTCACCTGCTCCAGTAGACCTAGCAAAGAAAGGGTCAATCATAGTATTCCCTTCCTATCATGAACACTACGTAACCCCTATTACCAGTGGAGCGCGGAAGTCATTAGTTGCATGGATAGAAGGACCAAGATGGCAGTAAATAAGCCGTTTAATTTATACGACACTGGACATACGCTTTCATTATGAAAGTACCCTACTTATCGGCCAGTAGATTAAAAATGGCGAAAAACTGTACCCAACAATATGAGTATCATTATGACCCCAAGTCTGATGATGAAATAACGCTTAAGGCAAAAGCGAACCATAGAGATTCTAGTCAAGCGGCTAGAGTCGGAACTAATGTTCACAATGCACTAGAGCATTGGCGCAAGCCCGATAAAGATGGCAAGACAGGCAAACTAACCTTCGACCGTCTTATGGAATATTATGAGAAAGAAAACGCTATCTCAGAAGTCGACTTCCAATTCTATGAAGATGGCAAACGTATGCTGACACGTTGGTTCGACCGAAGGGGTCGTCAACCAGTAAGAATCATCGACACTGAAAGAGGATTTGGAACACATCGAAGTCCTTACAAATTATCAAACGGAACACCAGTATTCGGTTTCATTGATGCTATCTTAGAACACAGAGATGGAACAATTGAACTTCTTGACTACAAGACTCAACGCGCTGACATAACTCAAGCCGAGGCTGACAATTCAATACAGGCCGGAATCTATCTTGCAGTTGCGAGAGAATGGTGGCCGGAAAAGAAAATCAAGTTTTCATTCGACTTGCTACGCTACGGCGTAGTGTCAACTACATGGTCCGATGAGAAAATAGATTCTTTCAAGGACTGGCTGAAAACTCAATACGAATGGATTTCAAAAATCGAAAAAGGAAATCCAACTATCGGGGATGGTTGTAAGTGGTGTGCATTCGCTGACATATGTCCAAAGGCACAGGAATTGATGCAGAAGGGTGCATGGGATTTACTCGACCCTACTATGGGTGAGGACTTAGATGACATGCTAACAGAGTTAGCCACTATCAAAGCCTCTAAGCAGATGCTAGACCGTAGACAAAGGTCAATTGACGCTCACCTAAAGAACAACGTATTCGATAGGCAAATGCCTGTTGAGGAATGTGTTATCGAGACACAGAATTGGTCTGTTGTCTGGGGTGAAACAACACGAACCGAATACATTCCCTCATTGGTCCAAGACCTTGTTCCACCTACTGTATTCGGCCAAATGGTTTCCTTATCCAAAACCGCCGTTGAAAAAGTCATTCCAATTTTACCCGAAGATTTGGCAACGCAAGTCCGAAAGACTGCAATAGTTAAGCCACAGCGTAGGATGAACATAAAGAAAAAGGAATCGAAAGCAGATGAATGATAAACCACAAGACGACAAATACGTGCCTAGCAGTAAATACGGTCAACGCCGAAAAGGTCGGCTAGGCAAGTCTGACGGTCGTAATGTGAAACGTCTTTGGAATGCTATGATGAAAGCGGGTGCAACTCATCCCGATGGCATAGCCTTGACAACAGGTCAAATTGCCGCACTTGATAATCAACCATTCGAGATGAATCGTTTGTCAAATCATCTAGCAAAGAAACCTCACCTATTCATATGCGTAGGTTCTGAAAAGATTTCCAGCGTAGATGGCAGGTCCAAATATCCGCAAAAAACTTGGCTCGCTTTACCGGAAGCGTATGACCTATAACTAAAAGGTTATATACCCCCACCCGCTCCGTTAGAACATGAACTGCCAAGAACAACAAATGACTCAACAAATGTGGGACGCTATGCCAGAGGGAATGACTGTTAACTACAGTCGCGGAATGGAGTCTATGACCGTAGACGTTACCGTATCTGCTTTCAACGGTGCTACCCACCGTTGGGACGCTGAGGTCGGTGCTTGGTATTCTACTCGCATAACCAACATGGACGAGTTAATGGTGGCTTACGTTGAGAGGGTTGACGGAGTTTCTGACAGGGTTGTCGCTCCTGTATTAGAGAGGGTGTACGCATGAGTGCATTCGACCCTCGACTTCGGCTCTTGGAAGACGGTTTGGCCGCATGGGAAATCGACAATCATTGGACAGGACCATGCGGTCATTCTATCTCTGAACTAGACGACGACTGCGAATATTGTAAGGCAGTCAATGAGTATCTTATGTGGGTAGACTGGCTACCTGAACACAACTCGGTCAAATAGTAGGCGGGCAATAACACAAGTCCGTTTATATTGGTGGGGAAGCACGTTAAGGCTATGGCTAGAGAGAACACACCTAACACTGCCGTATCTCGATTGGTGGACATAACAGCCGCCACTAGCCACCTTACACGTTTCCTCGATGCAGGTACAGTGGATGACCCGCCTACCCCAGTACGTATTTTATTCGACAATGATGGTGCTTCTATTTGGACTACTAATCAAACAAGAACACTTCAAGTATTCATTGACCGATGGGGTGTCGTTGCATCACTGGCAGAGCCTTGTGTGCTTTTGGTTAATCCAAAGGAACTCTCGAACCTTCTCAAACTAAAGTTTCCGAGGGCTGAAACTGTTCGTATTACTACGGACACTCATAGTATGATTCGCATACAAGGAGAAACCACAGGAGCAGAAATCAATTGTGCTGACGAAGATGAATGTCTGACAATACCCGACCGTTGGGTTTTGCCTATCGTGGATGGAGTGAGAACATTCCCAATGTTTAGAAATGAACCTGCTGACTATGTTATTGAAATGTCTATGGCTCAACTCAAGAATTGTCTGAAAGATATGAAGGTAGCGAAAGCGCCGTATGTTGAATTATTCTTGAACGAAAAGAATCGAGGTGAAGGTAGATGTATGGCGGGTCATTGGACTTCTAAGACGACACGCTCATGGTCTGACGTAGAATACGAATCAGTCATTGAGCCTACATCTTGGACTATCAGATTCAGTGAAAACCTTGATACTATTATTCGTAAGTTTTCAACAGATACAACCGAAGTCCGTATCTCTAAACATAGAGACGGAGCATTCGTTATTATTGACTCCACTGATGGAGAGTTTACATCAGTTTTAGCAACAGAAGCGGTGAAAGAATGAAAGAAGATGCGATACAAAAAATAGAAAAAATGCTTGGATTTACGGAAGATGATACAGAGAGTCTACGACTTTTAGTTGTAGTTGATATGTTGAAGGCTGCTATGGGTATAACAGAACAACAAGTAGACCTAGCCTATGAACAGAGAATCAAGAAAGAATTACAAAACCTTTCAGATACATTTACTAATTTATTGGACGGGAATTGATGAGACTTGACTTCCAACAGTTTGAAGATTTGTGTGAACAATTAGGCTTCACACATTATCCACGTGCAGTTGGAAATCCGAGACAACATTTCATCTTCACACCCGAAGATGCTTATGCTTCTTTTGTTGAATGGAACGGTTCTAATTCGTGCTTTATCAGTACGCAGGGTTATGACGGCTTGGGGTATGATGGTGGTGGTAAACAACTGCCTACGCAGATACAATACCGTCTGACATTCTTTGACTTTGACCATGATAGTAAACCGGAGAATGCTTACGCTGATGCGGTTAAGTTATCTCAGTACCTAGAAGAAAACGACATTGCTCATTGGGTTCAATACTCCGGCTCAAAAGGTTATCATTTATTCATCATGCACAGGCCGACTTTGTTCAAGTACAAACACACTGATGGTTCAGCAGACGCGCTACGTAAAATCGTTAATACAACTCAGACACATTTGAAAGTTTTACTTGGATTGAATACACTTGATGTTCAGACGACTGGCGACCCAAAGCGGTTGTGTAGATTTCCATTTACTAAACATGTGAATCGACATGGAGAACTTTCTGGGCGACATTCAATGCCAGTAACAAAGGAGATGCTTTACAATGGACATGATAATATTGTGAAACATTCTTACCGTCCAAAAAATGTCGGCAACTACATCATTGGAAATAAGACAATGAACTTGAAGGAACTTATTACATACATAGACGTGAGAATAAACAAAGAGGATGTTGAACTACGACCTGTTAACTCAAGTCAAATCAATGTCAATGTTGAAACATCACTAGGACAGTTTCTTGCATCACTAGAAGTTAGATGTCCCGGCGTTATAAATGAGTTGAGAACAATGAATCCATATCACAAGGCAAGAGTCCACACGGCAATGTTCGCAAAGTCTCTTGGAATGGATTTGGAGACGTTCGATGCTCTCTGGGTTGAACTAGCGAATGAAAGGGGCTACGTTGATGTTGAGAATCATGATTATCGCAGACATCAACTCACTTCGATATTCCATAATGATAGATACCACACCAACGCCAATTGTTCAACTCTGAAAAGAGACCGTTGTTGTATTGGCGACGCATGTCCTAAATATATCAAAGCCTTCCCTAAGAAAAAGAAGATTAGACGTAAATGGAGTAAGAAAGTATGACCCCCGCAAACAAGACATTCAAGCCTCAAGAAATATTAGATGACCCCCTTGCTTTTGCAGAGGCGGCGAGTAGTGGTGGATTAGGCCGAAAACTTGCCTTGCTGCGCCTTCTAAGCGGCGGTAGCGTCGAAGTGGGGGAAATACCCGACTCGATAGAAGAACGGTGTGAGTGGCTCGGTAGGGCTATTATCAATGAGATGCTAGATAGACAGCAAAAGGTAGACCATAGAGAACATTGGGTTATCGCTGAATATCTTAACAATCTTGGATTTGAAATCGTTCATCTCAACACTGGGTCGGGGGATATTTCGACTCGAAGCGTGTCCGTTGAAAGAAAAGAAGATGATTTCCTACCCTCACTTTTCGACGACAGGAGATTGAGACAACTTGGGGCTATGAGAGAAGAGGCCGAGTTTTCTTATCTTGTAGTAACTAAGTCATATGAAGATATTAAAATGGACGTTATGAGTAGAGATGTAAACGAACGTATTCTTCTCGGATATATTGCTTCTCTATGTGCAGTTGGCTACCCCCCTCTATTCATCCCCGACAAGCATGACGCTGCCGAACTCATCAAGAGACTGGTCGATAAGATTGAAGATGACGACCCTAGAGTTTACGTTCCGAGACCAAAAGGTGCGAAGCCGAGTGATTATAGAAACGCCATGATTGAATCATTACCTAAGATTGGAACTAAGACGCGACGTAGAATAGTTGAGACATTTCCGAACTTCGCCAGTCTAGCAAATGCTACTGTTGAAGAGATAATGGCAATAGATGGAATAGGCAAGAAAACAGCCGAGAAGATTCATCGTATCTTACATGATTAAATAGGTGTGGGGATAAGGGTTTATCATGCCTCAATTCCGAGTCTCAGTTGACTTTGGTAAAGAAGGCGTGGAGCAGTTAGAAGTCAACGCCAATAATGTTGGTGTAGCCTTGAAACAAGCATATGAAATAACTGCTGAAAGAAAGACGAACCCCGTTTCCGTCAATGTGGTACGTGTTATTGAAGAAAGTTGGGAAACTAGAAGCCCAGTAATGAAAGCATAAACACAGTAATGAACCACGTCGGGGGACTCGAACATAGACATGATACCACAATCCGAGAAATTAACTTGGACGACTAGCGGGTCGTTCGGTATGGAACTACTCGGCATTGATGAGAATGGAGACCATGTTGCTACCGTTGTATGTAAGTCGGATGGCACGTGGACATTCGTTTTCACAGGTTATGCGGGTCGAGGCAGTATTCAAGTCGGTAACGGTTGCGACTACAATCCATTACATATGGTAGAAGTCCTAAGAACACATTTCATTTCACCCGACGAAAATGATATTCCATTCAAGCCTAAAATGAAGAAAGCAGACATTGACCACAACTGGGTCAAATGGGACGACGGGTGGACAGAAGAATGGTCTTAACTTGGTCTCAAACAAGTACGAATAATCGTACTGAAATGTTGGCATTCACGTACTCCGCAATCTCTGGTCAACATAGTGCAATTCATCTTAAGAAAAGAGATGATGGCATGTGGATAGTGTATCACGACGGAGAAGAATACGTTATGCCGGATAGGACAGGAAGCGAAGAAGCAGCGCGTGAGTTCTTGATTTCAATGCTAGGTGGAAAAAAGTTATCTAATAGAAACGAGGATAAACCCTTTATCCGGTTCAATGACCACGAAAGAGGGGCATCCTTCGACGTGTGGCAGGTGAAATAGTGTCTAAAAGAAATCAAAAGGACTTACGTAAAGCCGCTTCTAACCGTCTAGGGAAAATGAATACTTCCGATTCTTTGAAGGAAAGAGCGAAAGTAAAAGCCAACATCACTGAGCCGGATGCAGTTGGTCCAGCGCCACCCGCACCACGACCCGTAGGACCTCAAGGACCTGCGAGGGCAACTGACGGAACTGCGTCGGTTAACTGGCGTGGAGTTTATTCTGATGACATCGAATACTATCAAGGAGATGCAGTATTCTATGAAGGTTCATCTTACATTCGTATAAGGAGAGGTAGTACGACTGGACAACTACCTACAAAGAAAAGATACTGGGATGTAATGGCACAACAAGGTGGTGTCGGTCCTAGTGGCCCAGAAGGCGCTCAAGGTATCATTGGTGGTACAGGTCCAACAGGTGCAGCAGGTCCGGCTGGAGCAGACGGTCCAGTAGGTCCAGCAGGTGCAGATGGTCCGGTAGGTCCACCCGGCGCTGATTCTACAGTAGCAGGTCCACCCGGCCCAACGGGTTCAGCAGGGCCACCCGGTCCTACAGGACCTACGGGTGCAGATAGCACAGTAGCAGGGCCACCCGGCCCAACAGGAAATACAGGCCCGACTGGTAGTACAGGTCCAGTAGGTCCGACAGGCCCAACTGGTGCTGATGGACCGACAGGCCCAACTGGATTAACTGGCCCTGTTGGAGCGACAGGCCCGACAGGTGCAACAGGGTCAACAGGTGGTATTGGACCAACAGGACCAACAGGCCCAATCGGATTAACTGGAGATATTGCGGGTTACAGATATGAGTTTGATAACGGAACAACGTCGACCGGGTTCGGAGCAGGTATTTTCAGATTCAACAACGCAACTCCTTCAAGTGCGACCGAGATTTATGTTCACGACACTTCCGATACCTCTCACAACATCGACAATATTCTGACATTAATTGACGGACAAACATCAACTATCAAAGGAACAATCTTGATTAAGACTCAAGCAAATGATGTGTTTAGTGCTAATATTACGGATATTACCGAGACTTCTAGCATTTACACTCTATCACTTTCTTCCGTCTCGGCTTCTGGAACTTGGTCCGATGGTGAAATTATATTCATTCAATTTACGTCCGTAGGTGATAAAGGAGATACCGGGGCAACCGGGTCAACCGGAGCAACAGGTCCGACAGGGCCAACCGGAAGTACAGGCCCAACTGGGCCGACAGGTAGTACAGGGCCAACAGGGCCAACTGGCTCTACGGGTGCAGTAGGACCAACTGGTCCTCAAGGTGATACTGGTGCTGATGGTCCAACAGGTCCAACAGGTCCGACGGGCTTGACAGGACCTACAGGCCCGACAGGTCCGACCGGAGCAACAGGTCCAACTGGGCCTACAGGAGCAACAGGTCCGGCAGGTAGTATAGGACCGGAAGGACTGAACTGGAGAGGAACATGGGATTCTGGAACAACTTATGCAGTTGACGACGCAGTATCTTACGATGGTTCTTCGTACATTGCGGTTTCTTCTAATACAAATGAAAGGCCAGACTTGAACGTCAATGATGAATGGCAGATTCTATCTTCTGAGGGTGATACAGGACCTACTGGTCCGACAGGCCCAACAGGCCCAACAGGACCGACTGGGGCTACTGGTAGCACAGGCCCAACAGGACCTACGGGAGCGACAGGCCCGACTGGAACTACAGGAGCAACAGGCCCAACAGGACCTACGGGTTCTACTGGTACTGCGGCAGGTTTTGGTACTCCAACAGCAACAACTGGTCCAATAGGAATAACTGCGTCTGGACCAGATACAGCGAAAGTCTTTGCATTCTCAATACCGGCAGGTGCTACTGGTCCAACAGGGCCAACTGGTAGTACAGGACCTACAGGTCCAACTGGCGGCACAGGACCAACTGGTCCTACTGGTAGTACGGGAGCAACCGGACCTACAGGACCGACCGGAGCGACAGGGCCTACTGGTACTGCTGCCGGATTTGGAACTCCAACTGCTACCACTGGACCGATAGGAGTAACAGCGAGTGGTCCAGATACCGCCAAAGTATTCGCGTTTAGTATTCCTCAAGGTGCTACAGGGCCAACAGGCCCAACAGGAAGCACTGGTCCTACAGGGCCGACTGGAGCAACAGGAAGCACTGGTCCGGCAGGTAGTGATGGTTCAGATGGAGCAGCCGCAGGTTTTGGCACACCAACCGCTACTACTGGTCCAATAGGTGTTACAGCCAGTGGACCTGATACTGCGAAAGTATTCGCATTTAGCATTCCCGCAGGTCCTACAGGGCCGACTGGACCGACAGGTAGCACAGGTGCTACTGGACCGACAGGAGCGACCGGAAGTACAGGGGCTACTGGTCCAACTGGACCAACAGGAGCAGCGGGAAGCACAGGACCGACAGGTCCGACTGGACCTACGGGAAGTACAGGACCGACAGGACCTACAGGCGCTACCGGACCAACCGGGCCGACAGGACCAACTGGTTCTATTGATGTCCTTACAGACGTTACTATTACTTCGGCAGATGACAAACAGATTCTAGTTTATGATTCGGCTTCTTCACAATGGGTTAACGAGTACCATGACGAGATGTATATTCGTGTGAAGAACGATACTGCTGGTTCTTTGTCTCAAGGTAAAGTTGTATATGCAAGTGGGCCGCAAAATGCAAATGTTGTTGATGTAGGATTAGCAAGAGCAGATTCGGCAAGCACTATGCCCGCTATGGGAGTCCTTTACCAAACACTCGCAGCAGGTGAAGAAGGAATAGCCGTAGTGTTCGGAAAAGCGCATAATATCGCAGCAGATTTTACAGTTGGAGATGTATTATATGTAAGCCCAACAACAGCAGGTGAAGTTACAAACGTAAAACCAACTGCCACTACTTCTCATCTAATACAGAACGTAGGTATTCTGATGGCGGGTCATGCTTCTAACGCATCCGTTTTCATAACGGGTGTTGGAAGAACTAACGATGTTCCAAATAATATCGACATAACTGGAACTGTTACCACTGATGGAGATATTACTTCCGGGGCGAACTACGTACAATCTCAGAACAATGCTACGGAGACACGTTACTTACTACGTGGAACTGCTTCACCCGGTTCTGGTACAATTGACTTGGATTCTTGGGTTATTACTCAAACAGCGAATGTTGAATACACAATTACAATGGAAAGAAGCACTGGTGATTTAGAGACGATGAAAGTATTAGTGCATTCTTCACAAGTAAGTGGGGATGCAGTTAATTTCTCGGTTTTCTCAAGACTTGGTGAGGACACTGGAACTATCAGTGTGAATGTATCAGCAGATACGGCCACGCTTAGGTTTACGCCAACGGCATATACCGGCTCTTACTCTTGGGTAGGTAGCGCGAAGCGATTGAATGATTATTGAGGTGTGAAGTATGGCAGATAATTTCAAAGTTGACGGCGACATAGAAGTCGAAGATGGAATAAAGTTCGGAGATGGAAGTAGACAAACAACCGCTTCTAGTGGAATAGCAGGGCCTACAGGTCCAGCAGGTCCAACTGGGCCAACAGGTGCTACTGGTAGTACAGGTCCGGCAGGTGCAACAGGACCAGCAGGGGCGACAGGACCTACTGGTTTAACTGGACCAACAGGGCCAACTGGGCCAACCGGAAGTGCAGGTGCTACCGGACCAACAGGTCCTACTGGTGATGCAGGTGCAACTGGGCCTACAGGACCTACAGGGCCAACAGGCGGAACAGGGCCGACCGGACCAACTGGACCGACTGGAAGCACTGGGCCAACAGGAACAGCAGCAGGGTTCGGTACACCTACCGCAAGCACAGGACCAATAGGGGTAACAGCATCCGGTCCTAATACATCCAAAGTCTTTGCATTTTCAATTCCACAGGGAGCGACAGGTCCAACCGGACCGCCGGGTCCTACAGGACCTACAGGAAGCACTGGTCCAACTGGTCCAGCGGGGGGAACAGGACCGACTGGTGCTACAGGCCCTACTGGTCCTACAGGACCAACTGGTGCTACTGGTCCTACAGGACCGACTGGTGCTACAGGTCCGGCAGGTAGTGTCGGTCCAGAAGGATTAGTTTGGAAAGGAACTTGGGCTACTTCAACTGCTTATGCAGTGGACGATGCCGTCTATTACGCTACCGAAGAATCATCTTATATTTGTACTCAAGCACATACATCCGGTGCAATAACTCCAACTAACACATCTTATTGGAGTATCTTAGCAGCACAAGGAGACGCAGGTCCAGCAGGTCCACCGGGTCCAACTGGCCCAACTGGTCCGACAGGAAGCACTGGTCCGACTGGTCCAACTGGTCCAACTGGACCTACTGGCGCATCAGGTCCACCGGGTCCGGCTGGTCCTACTGGAACGGCAGCAGGGTTTGGAACTCCGACTGCTTCAACAGGTCCTATCGGAGTTACCGCTAGTGGCCCAAACACAGCAAAGGTATTCGCATTTTCAATTCCCGCAGGGGCGACAGGACCTACAGGGCCTACTGGTGCTACAGGCCCACCCGGACCTACTGGCCCTACTGGTAGCACTGGACCTACAGGTACGGCGGCAGGTTTTGGAACACCTACTGCGAGTACAGGACCTATTGGCGTAACAGCAAGTGGTCCTAATACTGCGAAAGTGTTTGCGTTCTCTATACCACAAGGAGACACAGGCCCTACAGGTTCGGCAGGTCCACCCGGACCTACTGGGCCAATTGGACCTACTGGTCCAGCGGGTGCGACCGGACCTACTGGTGCTACAGGCCCTACTGGGCCAACAGGGCCTACAGGTCCTACTGGTGCTGTTGGTCCTACAGGTGCTACTGGCCCTGCTGCGGGATTCGGTACGCCTACTGCTAGTACAGGTCCGATAGGTGTAACTGCCTCTGGACCTAATACTGCTAAGGTATTCGCATTCTCTATCCCTGCCGGTGCTACTGGTCCACCCGGCCCGACTGGTCCACCCGGCGGTACAGGACCTACCGGACCTGCCGGTCCACCCGGTAGTACAGGACCTACTGGCCCTGCCGGACCTACTGGGCCTACTGGCCCTGCCGGTGCTGCTGCGGGTTTCGGAACTCCAACCGCTTCTACTGGTCCTATTGGAGTAACGGCTAGTGGGCCTAACACAGCCAAAGTCTTCGCTTTCTCGATACCTCAAGGAGCAACTGGACCTACTGGTCCTACCGGACCTGCTGGCCCACCCGGCCCTGCTGGTCCAACCGGACCTACGGGTGCAACTGGTCCTACCGGACCTACCGGACCAACTGGTGCAACAGGACCAAATGGCCCACCCGGCCCTGCCGGAAGTACCGGAGCAACTGGACCAACTGGAGCAACTGGACCTACTGGCCCTACTGGACCAACTGGTGCGATTTCATGGGAAAATGTTTGGGTTGACGGCAATTACTCAACAGGTGATGTTGTTACTCACGAAGGCGGTACTTACATTGCGGCGGCTGCTGCCACTTTTGGCGATACACCCGGTTCTTCGAGTAGATGGCAAACATTAGCAACACCCGCTAAGTTTTTCATTACAGCAGAATGGAATGACCAATATTATTCAGCAACTCTGAGAAACGGTTGGAGATTTTCTTTTGGTAGTGGTATCAATAACGTAGACAACACTGATGGTTCAACAAATCCAATGGGAGCAGTAATACCGTTTGATTGCACACTTAAGGAGATACGTTGGTTCGTAGGTAATGTCGGTGCGGAAACCGGGTCTACTTCTTTCATTCACAAGATTACAAAGAACGGTTCGGATTTAGCAACAACATATTCTTGGGCTTCAACCGGAAGTGGTGGTAGTTCCTATACAAGAAGTGCAACACCGAATCTTGGCTTTGTTGCAGGTGATACATTCAATCTACGATTAACTAGCCCGACAGGATATGTAAGTACAAATCAAGTTGGAAGAGTAAGAGTAGTGTTTTATTTTGAAATGAAGGAGTGATAAAAATGACTAGAAGTTTTGAAAGTGAAGAAGTAGCAGAAAAAAGAATGAAAGCAACCCAAAGAGAATGGTTGAAAAGAATACAAAACGCATACGGTGAGAACTATTATGATACTTTAACCGATTCAGAGAAGGCCGAACTTGACACATTTAGAACTGCGATGAAGAACTTATCTTCTATTACTACTAAATCGACTTTTCATGATGATGGTGTATTCCCATCTGTTCCATCTTGGTTCGACTATGGAGAGTTAGAAGAGGAACAAGGTGTATCAAGAGCAGCAGCAGGTCCTACAGGGCCTACTGGGCCTACTGGCCCTACTGGGGCTACAGGTCCGACTGGTCCGACTGGCCCTGCCGGAAGTGCAGGTTCAACCGGAAGTGCAGGTCCACCCGGTGCTACAGGTCCGACTGGTCCTACAGGTCCTACTGGCCCTGCCGGAAGTAACGGAGCAACAGGTCCACCCGGTCCTCAAGGTGCTACTGGCGCTCAAGGTGCTACTGGTGCTACTGGTCCGACTGGCCCTACTGGTCCAGCAGGTAGTGGCGGCGGTGGCGCAAGCATTACCGTAACGGGAGATGGTGGAAGAATCAACACAACACTTGATTCGATAGAACTTGACACAAGAAATGGATTAATGACATTCATTTTCGCCGATAATTCGAGAATGATGAATGTTTCCGGCGACTATGCTTAAACAAAGGTAGTAAATATGTACGAAGGTACAGCATCATATAATGAAGAATACGTTTTGATGACCCCACCTAGAACTGGTGGGCGTTATCTTTTCACTATTTTACAGCCGTATGGTTTTCTCGGCGGTGGTGGTGGTGAACCGAAGCGAATGAGTCATTCCAGAATCGTTCCCGACCATGCTAAGGACTTCCATAGAATACTAGCAGTGAGAAATCCGTTTACCCGGCTCGTTTCTTTCTATCAATTAATCCAAAACCATTGGCAACCCGACCATGAATACAACAAAGAGACGTTTGAAGAGTTTGTTGACTTCGTAGTTGGCCGCAACGATATACTAGAACCACTTACTCATTACATTGATGACGGGACATACATTTTTATTCACTTTGAAACCTTTGAAGATGACTTTTATTCTTTGGATTTTACCAATAATGAAGAAATTAATTTGTTGCGGAGCATCACAGATTGGGAAAGTTACTACAACAATGAAACTAAGGAGAAAGTTAGAGCCTACTATGCTGAGGATTTCAAAAAGTTTGGTTACGCTACCGATTTTTGAGACGGAACTCTTTCCCACCGTGATAACCAACTTGTCTTGTATCAACTTCCGGCATTCTTTGAAGAACTTGACTCATTTCTCGACTGTTTGGAGCATACTTTGGATATTTTTGTCCAAAATAATATAACACTTCATGAGAAGTCATCCAACGGCCTTGCGGCATACATGATTTTACTTGGTCCATCATGCGTTGGCGACGTTGAGCCATGTTTCTCACGTTGTATAGTTGTTAGTAAGCATTTCCATAGGTTCAAAGCCCGCAGACAGCATCGTACATCCGCCCGAATGTGGTTTATGAGCGATAGTAGTTAATATAGGTGTGATGAGACGAATAAATATGGAAGAAACCGTTGAAATGACTATGTTATACACAAACTGGGAACAAGCACAACAAGATTTCATTGCTAGAAGTGCTTTTGAGACTAGATTGAAGGCAATGCAACGTGATGACGCTCTAAAAGCCGATAATTATGTCAAAGCGCACATTGACGCGCTCCACGTCCTTCTCGGAACTCTCGACCAATACGAAAAACACCTTTTGAGAGACTTCAAGGAGTACCCGTATGCGTATTCAGCAATGATTCAAGTCATAGGCAACACAAATCGACAATTTCAGATGTTAATGCGATTACTTGGTCCGATAGATGAAGAAGTTATTACAAATTGTCTCAATACTATCGCTACCGACCGTCCAATGGAGATGTTTAATGGAATTGACCATTTCAATGATGTATTCCTTGGTTCGTTGTTTGCGGAGCGTCAACAACTTGCTTCTAAACAAGCAATCATTGATTGGGACAACGCAAAAGTGGTAAGCCGAGAAGAAGAGTGAAAAAATGAAAGTTTTGGTCGCTTGCGAGTATTCCGGTCGAGTTAGAGAGGCTTTTCGTGCTAAAGGACATAATGCGTGGTCTTGCGACCTTCTTGAGTCCGATGACGACTCTCCATATCATATTCAAGGCGACGTAACTGATATTCTTGATGATGGATGGGATTTAATGGTCGCACATCCACCTTGTACGTACTTTACGAACAGTGGAGTCTCTTGGCTACATAAAGACCCTACAAGATGGGATAAACTCGATGACGCAGCAGCATTCTTCAATCTACTACTTGATTGCGATATACCGATGAAGTGTATCGAGAATCCTATCCCTCACAAGTATGCAGTCTCAAGAATCGGTGGACGTAAATATACACAAATAATTCAACCGTATCAATTCGGTCATAAAGAAACGAAGGCTACTTGTCTTTGGTTGCAGGGCTTACCGAAGTTAGAGCCGACTACGGATTTGAAAGACGAAACTATGGCTCTACCTAAGAACGTCCGTCAAAGGCTTCACTATTTACCACCAAGCCCAGACAGATGGAAAATAAGAAGCACTACCTTTCAAGGAATTGCAGATGCAATGGCTGAACAGTGGGGATGAGAAGGCATATAACGACTACCTTATATATGACAGGGCTTTCGGAGAAATCAGCATGACGTGGGAAGAATACTTCAAACGGAAAGCAGCGTACAAAAGGAGACAAAGAAAATGAGTAGAACAAGTGCAGAAGCGAGTGAGCGAGTAAAGAGACTAAAGCAAGGAAACGCAGTAATGGCTGAGAAGTGGAAAATTAAACCATCATCTATGACAGCCATGTATCATTGTGTTATTCCAGAAGAGGACGCAATGAACATTTGTTCCGTCTGTCTATGTCTTGAGGACGAACCTTACAACTATGGTGAAGAAATCGAGCCAACAGCATACGACGGAGACTGCGACGAATGTCATGGTGAGTCTTTACCGTATGCAAAAATGGACTGTCTATTCGGTTTCAGTGGTGGTGAGTGAAATGACAAAATACAAGAAAATATTCGGTTCTCAGAAAGACGACAATATCTTCGACGTGAATGTGAAAACTGGTAATGCTAGAATCTTGAAAACGGAAATAGCAGCAGTTGTCTATCATGAAAATGGTGCAGACATACATATGAAGTCTGGAACTATCTTTCAAGTAATTAACTAGAAACCGAGCCTTTTGGCTCATTACCCAATGACCTTAAACCACATTAAGAGGTGAGAAAGACGATGAAGCGTTATGATAATGATTCTGATATTGATGCAGCAATTGAGAAGTCTGGTCACAATTATTGCGAGTGGTGTGAGCGGGATGTTGAACTCAAAGAAGTAAAGACAAGACGATTCTTTGGCCGCACAATTTACAAGTGTATCGAGTGCCTCGCCATATTGAGATAAGATGGTGGAACAGTATCAGACCCGTTGGGTGAGAGGCAAAGCAGATGGTGTTGGCGTACGTGAGTGTGCCGATAGATATGAAATAATTAAGTCGATAGCCAAACAATTCAATCGACCATTTACAGTTTTAGACATCGGTGCTAATCTTGGATATTTTTCTTTCAGACTTATGGAAGATTTCGAGAACTGTCATGCCGTTATGGTTGAAGGTCATTCTACGTACGCACGTCAGTTAACAGAGTTGTCTGGTATCAACGGACAAGGAATTGTTCTAACAAAAAGTTTGACCCAAGGAGACTTGGCACTACTTGGTGATGTCGAGCATTTTGATTTGGTTCTAGCAATGTCGGTTGTTCATCACATCAATGGAGATGTGAATAGAACGTGTCGGCTCATCGAGAACCTAGGAGATAACGTCATCTTTGAGATGCCTACTGAGACAAATGCGTGTGGACAGAGGCTCGTACAGTCTTGGGAGATAGGAGAACACTGGGAACGCCTCGGTGAAGGGAAGTCACATCTTGATGGCGGAGTACGACCTATCTTTTTGTCGCAGCAATCTCGGACTCGTCTAGGTCAAAGATATATTGGATGTCCTAAACATTTGAAGCCGCGTCTCAAGATTATTTCGGACTGGGACAGTAAAGAAGTCATGTTCATGGATAGTAAGGAGCCTCGTCGAGAATGGTTGCCGGGTATCAATCTACATACGTGGAAATACTTTCAAGGAACGAAACCCGTTCCATTTTTGATACTAGATGATGTGAGAAAATTGTTGGGAGAGCATGGTGATGTGCGACCTTGGAATGTTATCGTTTCTTCTAACGCTGCTACGTTAATTGACTACTCCGACCCTACGCATATTCCTACTGAAACCGATGATGTTTCCTTTGAAAAATT